ATGGAAGATGTGGGGGAAGACACCCGCGTAGGAGCGACGCTGGCACGCCCAGTGTCGGAGGGCACTCTTGCCTACAGCTCCGAACTCCCCGACCCTGAGACCGTTGTTGAGCCGGCGCCCGAACCCGCCCGGTGGGGTGTGGCTGCAGGGCTGCTTCTAATCGGTGTGGCTGCGCTGGGTTCGGCTGGTGTGTATGCGGTCCATTCGCTCACCGCGGCGCCTGTGACGGTGACGGTCACGCCAGCGCCGGATCCGTACCGGTCCCCCAAGCTGCTCAACCCAGACAAGGATACGGCGTTCTTGATGGAGCTCGAGAGCACTGGTGTCTTCTACGACACTGCAGGGACTGCGATCTACAACGCCAAGCTGGTGTGCACACTCCTCAAGGATGGGCAGACAGAGCTACAGATCGCTGATGGGTTCGCGAAGTCCTCAGACTCCAAACCCGCCGAAGCGGTGAGCTTTGTGAACATCTCCGTTAAGCACTACTGCCCCAAGGACTAACCCGGAACGCAAAAAAGGCCCCCGGCTCAACCATGCTGGGGGGAAGCACGGGAGCCGGGGGCGGCTGTGAAGCGAGGGGTCTAACCAGATTCGATTGCAGTCTGTTCTACCTGAACGTCGATCACGCCAGGCTCTTCCGGGGTGATGTCCTGGCCATCGTTTCCGAACCGCGTGACGAGTAGAACATGAGTGTTCTCGCATTCGCCGAATACCTCGCGGGCCAATTCGGTGGCGGGTGGGTCCTCATGCCCCTTGGATACCCAGCTGTTGCTGCCGATCTGATGGCGGCATGCCGGGGCGATGTATAGGTTCGCATCACTCATTGGTGATTCGCCGTCTTCGGTCATCACAAGCATGTCGTCTGGCAAGTCATTGATTGCCTTACGCAGCTGAGCGACGGTGAACATACCCCAATTCTATTGGTGGTAGCCGCTAGCGGCGGGGTCTAAGCCTTCCAGGGACCCCGCCATATGCGGGCGTCGGATTCGATGCGTTCTTCGCGTTCGGTGCGCAGCTCTCCGCGCAGTCCTCCGATGTCCTTTCGGATGCCGGAGATGTCGCTGCGGATGTCTGCCATTCCGTCGCGGACCATCTCGCGTATCTCGTCGATGTCGTCGCGCAGGTTGGTGTCGTGGGAGTTCTCTGTTTGGTGTCGGATGGCTTTGAGGTCGAAGTGTTGCAGCGTCCATAGGATTCCGAGGAAGCACATGACGACGAAAGCGATTACTACCCAGGTCGCTAGGCCCCAGCCGTCTTGAGCAAGTGGCGGCAGCTGCCAGTCGGCCATGTTCACCGCGAAGTCTCCACTGTCGGCGCACACTTCCAGGTCTCAACTCTGCACATAGCGGTGTCCTCTCACTTTAGTGAAGCCAACAAATGGATTAGGTCAAGCTGTTCGGGGATGAACCGCAGCAGCCCGGTGGTGCGCAGCAGATGCACGGCCACTACCCCGATCACGGCGGAGCTGAGGAACATGTGGGACTGCCCGTAGCGTGTAGTGGCGTCCGATAGCAGCTCCCCGGGTGGGCAAGCTATCTCGTAGGCAACGATCCCAGCAGCCATAGTGATCCACGCCCAATCAGATGGATGTAAAGCCATGGGAACCCTCCCTGATTAGGTTGTGGATAAAAAAGAAACATGCAGGCAGCGGGCTATTTTTCGACGCAACACCAGATACATCTAAAAAAGAGCGCGGTACGGTTGGCTAGTTCCCTGCGCGCTCTCCTCGCGGCGGGCTAGACACCGCGACTTCGGCTGAAACGCCGGATAATTGAGGGTATGACCAACCCCGAATGTGCGGCATGCGATCTGGCCGGGCAAATCGATCGGTGCGGGCCCAGTCTTGCCCGTGTCACAGAAGTTCCGCCGTCACGTCATGCATGGGGCGATGTTGCCGTTTGTCCGACTGAGGGTTGTGGACGCCAGTTTTTGTTCACCCGAAAGTCGTATGAACCTCTGACATAGCCACTAGACCCCGTGGATACTGCTGTAGCGCCGTAAAATTGAGATGTGATTCTGGATCTCTTCACTGCGGGCGAGAAGTGGTTCGTTGCACACAATCAAGCCCGCTCTCCCGAGTCCATACCCTACTTCGGGGCATACCGGACGCGGGGTGAAGCTGAGGCTGATGCCCCGATCATCCAAGCCATGATCGGCCCACGCTTTCAGGTCTTTGTTGAGCGCTACGACGATTCGCCCGACGGCTACATACCAGTGCCGCTACTCAGTACGTTCTAGGTGTTCTATACCGTTGGCGACTAAACCGTGTGTAGCCCAGGGTGATTGATTCTCACCTTCATACACGCCGTAGGTGTGCTCTATGGTGCCGTCCGCTTGGACTCTCTCAAATCCGACCATGAGCACGAAATCTGATACCCGCCAGCCGGGTTCTTGATCCATCGCTTCGACGTACTTCTGTATGAGTTCGTCGGGGTGTTCACTCATCGCGGCTCCCGAGTATCAGTGGGTATCAAAGGAGTGCAAAGCTCTGTACGTCGAAGCCGTCGTTGTTGATCTGGAACACAGTTAGTGCCGGGTCGCCGTCTTCGCCCATCTTGTTCATCACCCACGCTGAACCGTTGTCCAGGGTTGAGGCTTGGATGTGCCAGCGCGCCTTACCCGTTACTTGATCGCGCCCGTGGGGGCGAAGGCTGGCGTAGTGGAAATGCCCAGTCAGCAGGACGTGGCAGTCCATGACGCCGCCGTGGGTCATCTTCTCCCACCACGTCTTAACCCGGTCAGCGCCGGAGGCTTGGTGGCCGTGCGCCAACCCCAACCTGGTGCCGCGTACATCGAACTGCAGAGTCTCGCACCACTCGGGCGGCCGGTGGAACTCCACCGGTAGGTTCGGGCCTTGGTTGTCGGGGTTGTTGTGCCATTCAAGACGTTTCGAGATGGCCAATCCCCAGTCGTCGGTGGGCTTCCCGATTAGATCCTTGCCCCGCCGCCACTGGCCGTGATTGGACGGGATGGACAGCACATCCACCGGGGCGTGCTTAGCACACAGGGTGATGGTCTTCCAGAACTCCGTGGCGGCAACCTCGACCTGATCCATGAGAGATAGGCCGTTGGTGCGGGTTTGGGCTGTGACGTTGTCGAAGCCCTCCACGATGTCGCCCACGTCCGCGATGATGATGCGATCGAACCTTGAACGTTTCAGGTAGGCGTTCAGGTTTTCCCGCTTTTCCCGAAGGCGCAGCAATAGCTCTTTGACACCGCCGAGATGGTCAACTTTGCCGGTCTGGATGTCTGCCCAGCACACCACAACCGTTGACTCGCCCGTGGGCTTCTTCGGCTGCACCGCCTTGGTCTTACGGACCTCCGCATACAAGGCGGGAAGGTTGACAGCCCAGCGCCGGACGGCGAGGTGATACCGCCACGAGTGGTGCTTATGCTTCTCCCACTCCCCCTCCTTGTTGCGGAAGCCCGTCTCCCACACCACGACCTGTGGGTTACCGGCAATCTCCACCTTGGCCGGGTCGTAGTGTAGTTCGTCGGCGAACTCATTGAGGATGCCTTCGAAGTCCTGCTCATCGAAGTCATCTGAGACCTTGCCCGTCTGAATGAATCCAGCGGTGCCGTCCCACTCCGCGCGCATTTTCGCCTGTTCCGGCGCCGACTCCTCGGCCACGGGACGCCGCTTGTTCAGGCTATCGCGGATACTCAACTACACTCCTTGAAATGGCGGCGTAGCGCTACCTCCCCCAAGGGGTATCCCAACTCCCTTATACCGCGCCACAACTCCGCACTAGAAAAGCCTGCCGCCGCCCACTCCTTGGCTGCAGCCTGCTCATCTTCTGGCTGAGTCGCGAACCATTGGCATGTGGTACATACCTTCGGCTTTGGCTTGGATCGCTCAGTGAGTAGATCTCGGATGGACATTTGTTTGAACCGCCTTTCATGGGGCGCTTCGAGGGCTCTATTCAGTTGTTAAGCGCGGAACCAGTCGAGGACTGGATTCAGGTCATAGGTGCCGTGGGCCTCTAAATGGGCGATGCCTTGGAACGTTCTGACGATGGCCCACACGATGTCGATCAACCCGTCGAATGGGTTGACGAACAGGTCCATGATTCGGGCCACTATCGAGGAAGCCCCACCGGTCCACGAGGATTGGGTGATTATGCGGGCTATCGCTGTCATGTTGACCCCGGCCTCATCCAACCGGTTCTCGGCGTACCAGTCGCGCGTGCGGGCATGCTCTTGCCACTTCCCCGCCAGCTCGGGGTATTTCAGGAAGTCAAAGTGCCAGTCCATGATCCCCTGAGTGTTCGGCTGCGGAGGATCGGGAACCCAAGGGGCGCACTGGTTGATCAGGCGGTAGGGGTTCCCGAAAGCTATGCCCTTGCGGAAATCCTTGAGCCGATAATGCAACCGCCCATTGACGGGCAGGACGTGCTTTTCCATGACCTCGCAGCCGACCATGGCGCCCTGGCTGAAGATCGCCAGATTCCATGGAGTCCCCTCAGGGAAGGGTGTGCCGTCATCGAACAGCTTCGTGTCCAATCGGTTGACGAGTTCGTCGACACCGGATTGGTTGTTGAACGGCAGCCGTACGTTGTCGTAGCCGGTGGGCCGCCACACCGCCCGCCCTTCACGCTCCAAAGTAGAGGCCACGAAAGCACAGGGCCCCTGGTACATGTCGGACAGGTGTCCCTCGACTGTGAAGAACAGCGGCGTCAAACCCAGCTTCACCAGGTCGGCCGCCGAAACAATCCCGTTCTGGGCTTGGTTGGTTCGGCGCTGGTATTCCTTCTGAACGGCTTGGTCGTCGTACCCGAAATACGAGTCGACCTTCAGCGGTCCCCCATCGGCGGCTTTCGCGTAGGAGGCGTAGCGGGCCAACATGACCCGCTGCCACCTCGCTACTACCTCCCCATGAGAACCGAGGGTGAGAATCACTCAGTCACACTCTTGATGACCTCGGCCGCCAGGGGGCCAATAGCGGCAGCTGAGCTGATGACCTTGGCATCGGCTACTGGGCCGACAACACCACCGACTGCCTGTTGAATCTTCGCGATGCTGTCCACGACAGCCTGGGTGCCCGCCTCCAGCTGCGTGCGCGCAGTAGCGCCGGTTGAATCCAGCTGCGCTTGGATGTCCTGCAAGCTTGTCACGGCCTTGTCCGCTGCAGCACCGGGGGCGTTCTTGATCTGCTTGTGCAACACCACGCCCGCTGTCCCGAGACCGGCCACGCCGAAGACGCCACCAATGGCGATGACCGCGTTGACCCAAGACTGCCCGACCGTGTCACTGACCACACCCGAAGTGACCAAGATGGGAATAATCGACAGAGCTGCCGCGCCAATGAGGTAGTACCACTTACGAATCTGGTCTGTCATGACTGTCCCTTCTGAGAGATGAACTCCTGCAGGACTGCAGGGTTGGTGGCCTCGAGCTCGGCGAGGAATGCCTTGGCATGGGCGACTGCGGCGGCGTCAGTGCGCGATCCCTGCCCGGCGGCCACACGAGCAATACGGCCGATGGCCTCGAGGTCTCCGAGCTTGGCGTCGGCCTCGACGGTCAGGTCCTTATGTGCAGCTCCGTCGATCGACTGAATCAGCTGCACCAGGTTGTAGATCGGGCCTTCGCCCGGTGTGGCGTACATGGACACCGATCCCACTGTGGGCTGAGTGAATAGCCGATAGAGGGTGTCCCACTGGTCCTGTGGCACTTGGGCCATGTCTTCATCTCCTAGATTGCTGAGTCGGGCGTAGATCTGCTGGGCCTCGGTGTAGCGCTCGTCGTAGCGGTACGGGAAAGCACTCACCTGCACGGCCTGCGCCCATCCGCCGGGCGTACGGGAATTCGAGTTGTAGTCGAAGTCGGTAAGACCGCGCTGCCCGCTGTGTCCGCCAAGGAAGAACAGCCGCGCCGACAGAGTGGGGTCCATGGTTTCCGACAAAGGACCCCATGCCTGGCGCTGCTGGAACAGCCCAGTGGAGTCGTGGTCGCTACCGACCTTCTCGTGTGGGTAGCCGAGGCTCGCAGGGACATTGCTGTTCGCGTACATCGTGAGGTTGGTTTCCACCAGCTCCACTGCGATGGCGATGCAGATTCCCTTGGGGGTGATGCCGAGCCGCTTACCCTCGTTGATGGTGGCTAGCGCATATCGATCCTTTGTTGACAGGACCACCGAGTTGCCGCGACGGAATGTAGAGAACCCGTCGGCCCGGATCTTGCGGGCGATGAAGTCTGCGGTGTGTGGATTCTGGTAGGTGTTAATCTGACCGCCATTGGCGAGGCTAGCCAGCTGAAAGTGCATCGCATCTTTAGGATCTGACCAGTCATTGCCCCAAAAGACGGTCCCCTCGTAGAACGCCTGCATTTCCTTTATGGTGGCGATCTGCGCGGCACTAAACCCGGCGTTGGCGACCTGAAAGGGGTGGCTTTCCCAGTTCAGATCCATCGCCGTACCGCTCAGGTGATTCGACGTGGACACCGAGTTGGTGGGTGTCCAGCACGCCGAGTCCGGGTCACGTAGCGGCTCAACGTAGGCGTTGAAGTCCGCTGCGAACGCGCGGAGAATCGCCAACGGCTGCCCGTTCTGAATCTGCAGGCTCACCGATGTACCCGGCACGGTGACCCAGATGCACTCGTCACCGTTGACCATGGGCCAGCCGTTACTTGAGAACGAGTTCCCATACACGACGCGCGGCATCAGTACGACCACCAGATCGCGGACAGCCACTCATTGATCTTGCGCAGCATCAGATACCTCCGATCCGAGGATCAAGCCCCGGCCTACCCGCCGAGCGGGAGCGCAGGAACCACACTCCGAACCCGAACCCCGCCAACCCAACAACGGTGTAGAAGGCGGGGTACCGCAGCAGTTGAGAGAACATGCGACCTCTTTCGGGCATTAAAAAAGACCCCGCACTAGCGAGGCCCACGAGGAGATGCGTGCTAAGCGAATGTCACCGTGTAGATCGGCGAAGGGGTTCCGTCGCCATCAATCGTGAGTGAGTTGCCGTTGGTAGTCACCACATCGGCAGGGGTGTTATCTAAGAGCACGTAGCACATCACGTTGCCGCCAAGCTCATAGAGAACCGCGTAGCGTGCTGTGATGCTCCCGCCAGACGCAGTCCACGATGGGTTGGTGGCGAAAGTTACGGATGGGATGGTCGTTCCACCGATGGTGAGCGACACAGCGACACCGCCTGTGGTGTAACCATTTCCGTTCGCCACCTCATTGGTGACACCGGCCCATGTGGTTGTTGAAGCACCGATATTGGATGAAGCGGTTACCAGGGCAACTCGCCAGGTGTCGGAGTCCACATCGAACGTGCCGTCTATGACGTTCTTCCGCGCCGCAGTGGGATACGTCCATGTTCCTGCAGTCATTGGGGTGTCCTTTCGTTAGTTGATGATTTCGACGGTTGCTGCCGCGTAGTTCTGGCCGGACTGTCCACCCGACTGAGCCACAGATCCATCGGTGGTGGTCACGTTCTTAGTGTTGAAGGCAGAGGCCGAACCGAACGCCGCACCCGATGACGCCTGGCGCGTGTATCCCGCTGGCGCGGCATCCCATCCGCCCGCCCCCAAGCTGGCGTGCCCATGGAAATGCAGCAGCACCGAGGATCCATCCGTGTGGGTCAATGTCACCGACGGCGCAGTGGATGAGGCGCCGGTTCCAGCGGCTTGGGCATGACCGCCGATCGGCGAGGATGCGTTCTGATCCCGTATCACCACCGCGATCATGTGGGAGGCACTACCCCATGAACCAGACGTTGTATTGGTTGCAGTAGCTTTGAAATACGCCGTGGCGCAGCCCGAGCCGCTGCCACTGTTGGCATTGTCGATGTAGGTGTAGTTCGGTACCGTGCCACCTGCCGACGGCTTGGTGGGCGCAGACGTTGAGAACGGGTTGTACGCGAACAGAACGATCAGATCGCCAACTTGATGCGTCGGGATAGTGACCGAACTGCTCGCATTTCCGTTGGCGCCAACAAAGGACACGGTGTGGATGGTGGTGACCACAGGCGTTCCGCCCGTAATGGTCACAGAGGCCCCAGCGGGCGCTACCCGCGTATCGATAACCGGGCGTCCACCCGTGATGGTCAGAGACGCGGCAGGTGGAGGGTACCGAACATCTATCGATGGGCGTCCGCCTGTAATAGTCACAGTGGCGGGCGTCGGGGCTATCTGTGCAGCGAGCGACGGAGTGCCCCCGGTAACGGTCACCGCCGCAGCGGTAGGTGTCACGATTGGTCCCGTAGTCACCACGGGCCGCCCACCGGTAATAGTCACCGATGCGCCAGCCGGGGAAACTATGTTGTTCTGGGACTGAACAATCGACGGGGTGCCGCCCGTAATAGTCAACTCCGCCGGTGAGGGCGCCACGACGTTGCCTACCCTGATGAGCGGCTGCCCGCCGGTGATAGTGAGTTGGGCTGGAGTGGGCTGGATTGGCGGGCCGTCCACACTTGGCCGCCCGCCGGTCACGGTTATGACTGCCGGAGTTGGGGAGATGTGGTTGTCTTGCGTTGCAGTGATCTGTGGGCGCCCGCCAGTCAGCGTGAGTGTTGCGCCCGTAGTCTCGATGAATGTTTCGGCCCACCAGCCGGTTACACCAGCCATGGTTAGATGCGGAAGATCCGACTAGCCCCGTTGTCCCAGGTGACCGTTATGTTCGTGCCATCGGGGATGGTTGGTAACCCGGATGCTGTGTCGTATAACGCGACAAGCTGTGATGTCCCCGCGGTGCCGGTGTCTTGGTAGATGATCCAGCGCACGATCGTTGCACCCGTGACTGTCGGGAACACGACATCAGCGGCATCCGCGACACCAGCGGTCCATGACTTACTGGACAGGTTGGAGGATGTGCACACGATCCCCGTGATATCCGAAAGGTACTGGTGGGTTGCGATATTGGGGGTATACGTGGCGTCCACTCCGCAGACTTTGAAGTTCTGAACTTCCCAGTCGAGGTCGCCCTTAAGGAATGCTTCTCGGGCGTGATCGTACAAAGCGTTGACCATAAGGTTCTCCCTATTCCGCGTTGGAGACGATGGGGATCGCGATACCGATCCATGGGGCGGCAGCTGTGAGGGTTTGAGTGAACGTCACCGAACCCCCTGGGGCGTCACCGAATATCAGTCCGGCGCCGAACGCGACGGCATCCAAATGTCCACGCTCGGTTTGGTTGTAGCCACTGGTCTGGCCCCCGTACAGGAAGGCGTTGACAATCCTGCCGTGGCTATTCGTGGTAGCGCTGACTGATGGGGATGCGCTGTAGCCCTGCGTGATTACGGGGGTTTCAATCCCGGTGGGTGCGGCGAGTTTGTAGGATGCTGCACCGGTTGCGTAGTTCGATCCATACGGTGTGCCGATCAGGTTGATCGACCGTGCCCCAGTGGGAGGGTCGAGTAGCCACCACACCACCAGCCGGTTCGATCCATTGGAGATAACCGGCAGTTTGTTCATGGTGACGCCACCGATTTTCGCCGTCACCCCAGACATGTCTATACCGGATTGTGTTGCCATATAGGCGAACACAATGTTGGCTTCGGGGTCTAGTGTGAATTCCGGGATCGTCGCCTGGCTTGTACCCACGGTGCTCTTGTTGTCGAACTTGACATCAATACTGCCGACGATCGGTTTACCGACCGAAGCTTTCGACGGGATACCGAACACCCGATTCGCCTGATAATCAGGGACCGTCAGAGAATCCGGGTAAAGGTACTTGCCGATTTTGAACATCATCGACACCTCAACCTCAACGGTCGGGGTCTGGGCGTTCTCACACATCGCGAACAACGTGCCGTTCGGCAGGTAGTAGACCGAGACTTCGTAGCCGCGCCACGAACCGCCATGGCCGCGCCACTGCCCGAGTTCGAACATGCCGTGCCCGTACCCGAAATAGGTCAGCTGATCATCATTGCCCCACGGGACAGGCCAGTAGCATTTAGTTCTCAGCTCATGCAACTCCGGACTCAACAGAGTGCCGTCGCGTAATTCCTTGGCCCACAGCAGCAGGTCGTGGGCGGTGGAAATCATGACACCGGCAGCGCTCGCATATCCCGGCCCGGTTTCGGTGGCGTCCTGCCATGCCCCGCCACCGAAAATGCCGGTAGCCCAGGCGTGTCCGTTCGCATACGGCTCGGGCATCTTCGCGGTGGTGGGCCAACTGGTTTGCGTCAAACCCAACGGATCAAGAATGTCCGTCTGTAGAACGTCTCGTGTGGGGCGGCCATTGACGATCGAAACAATCATTCCCAGCAGGAAGTAGTTGGAGTTGACGTACGCCCATCCTTGGCCGGGTTCAAAGGCCGGTTCGTGCTGTTTGACGATCGCGAGTGTTTCTTCGTCCGTCCAGTCAGAGGTCGGCATCAGGAAGTAGCGCATCATCATGCCGAGGTCGGTTTGTTCGTTGAACAGACCCGACCGCAGGCACATCATGTGCCGGACCGTTATCTTGGTGCCACCGGGGACGCCGGGAAGGAACTTCTCTAGCGGGTCATCCAGCGACAACAATCCGCGGTCGACTGCCTGCAAGATCATGGTCGCGGTGAACGACTTGGTGCAGGAACCGATACGGAAGTGGTCCTCTAGGATCACGTTCCGCGCCCCCGCGGCAGTGGAGACCTTGCCGTACGCCTTCGTGTAGTACCCGTCTGGGGACTGGATGGCCAACACCCCACCCGGGGCGGTCATGTTCGCTGCCACGATCGCGTCGATAGCGGCCTGATCCTCCAGCGGAAGCAGCGACAACCCACCCGAGACGGTCGGTGTGCCCAGCGATGCGGTGGATTCGATGCTGGGGACTAATACTTGGCCGGGGCCGCCGATGACTTCTTCACCCTCGAGTGGGTTCTGCCGGAACCTCACCCAGCCCGCGCCGTCGGCCCCCTTGCCGCCGTTCTGGAACGTCAGCCCATTGCCGCCGTTACCGCCACCGCCCGGGGATACACCGTCGCGGCCGGGTACCTTTTGGTCCGCGCCACCGACATGGTTCTCGCCCTTGTACTCGAAATTCCCGGGACCGCGACCAATGGGGTTGTAGCCCAGCTGTAGTTCAGTACCGCCGATTCCGGGTTCCGCCGTGATGCTGTAGTCAGGAATTGACCAACTAGTAGCCGTGCCGTCTTCGCCGTCATCGTGGCCGAGGCGTCCACCTAGTCCGCCGGGACCCTTCGTGAACGTGAGAACCGTGTCGTCGGCGAAGTGCACGCCCCGTTGCCACGTTGCGGCCTTGTAGAGACCCGGAGATCCCGGTTCTCCGTGGAATCCGACGGTGAACCCCATCTGGCCGCCACCGGCACCACCTACTGCTACAACATCAACGAAGTTGCACCACGACGGGATCGGAATCGTGCCATCGTCAACGGCATACACCGAGATGGGGTCGTAGTAGCCCACACCGTTTCCGGTGTCGATGGCCGTCTCAATCCACGGGATGTTCCCCGACCGGACGACACTGGATTTGGCGATGGTCGACGGAGGGGTGTTCGGCGATGACGAGTTATCCCGTGTCGCCGCCAAACCAACGACCTGCGCGAACGGGTGATCAGGAATATTGTCCGTGGTCGAAATTCCGCGGACACTGTGGGTTCCGCCGACGGGGACGAGTTCGTAGGCGTAGGTTTCCCCCGCCTTCTGATCAACTGGGGTGTCGAGCTGATAGAACGTCCACGTCGGCGTAGTACCGGCGGTCAGCTCGGACAGGATGTTCGGCGAGTGATGCACCAAAGACCAGTCCCCAGAAACCCCATCGAGTTTCCAGATGTTGACGTAGAACGCGGTGATGCCGCTGGTGCCGCAGCCCAGCCACGACACCACCCCCAAAGCGATGTCTTGCTCCACTCGCATTGTCGCGATCAGCGACGCACTCTGTGTGGCCGAAAGAGTGGTGTTGACGCTGGTCAGGCCGTAGTTCGACCGGCCCGACGGCAACAGACCCGTATTGACTGGGGTGTTGTTGCGGATAGAGAGGATCTGGAAGGCGCTCTCCCCCATCGCCGCCGCGGTCTGCAACAGCTTCGCGACATTGAACAAGTCAGCGAAACCACCATTGGCGTTCGGGTCGGTTGAGCCCGACATCCCCCCGAGAAGATGAGAAAGGAACTCCTCGAACGTTGTGTTCGCATCCCCCGGGCCACCGAAGCCAAGGATCTTAAACAGCGGGATATGAGTGACGGCCTCGAACAGATCTTCCAGAGTGTGGAACGCGTTGTTAGAGCCTGTGATCCCGTTGACGACGGTGTCGATGATCAACTGCCACCGCGACAGCACTTCCTGGAACGTGTTCGACAAACCGTCGATCCAGCCCTGCTGAATCTTGTTGGTCTTCTTACCAACACCGTCATCGAAGTTCAGCACACCCGAGGTGGCATCCTTGGTCACCAGGATGCGCACACGCACCGCATGTACACCGTCGGGAACCGTGTAGTTCCCGGTCATTTGACGCCAATCCCCCGTTGACGTGTTGGGGTTCAGGGTCGCAACGTCCTCAACACCAACCTGTACAGCGCTATCCCCGCGACCGGAGAACTCGACCATCTGCAACTTGATCGGAGAATTAATGCCCGTATATCCAGACCACTTCACCCACATCTCCAGCGACATGGTTTGGCCAGGGTTGGCAAGGATCTCGTTGGACCGCAACGCTTTCGTGACACCGTTCGCGGTTACCTTGACACTTCCGGAACTGTCCGCACTATGCGTGACACCGGATTCCCACGTCCAGTAGGGGTTGTCGGCGATGCTGGCGCCGTCCTGGAAATTGCCCGCCACCAACAGGTTGGGCTGCTCATCGGTGATCCAGCTGAACGACAAGGCCGGGATCAGGTTCGACAGAATGAATCCGTCCCGCCCGAACAGGTTTCCGTTCAGGAAGTCCTTGATGATCTCGATGATGTCGCCGATGATCGGGATGCTGTGTGCCCATTCCTCCAGCTGCTCGAACGAGCCTTCACCGGGGATGAATGAGCCGACCACGGCCAGGACTACGCGCCGCAGGAACTGCTCGATGAGCTGTTCGCCGAACTCAATGAGCTGCTGCGCCGTGAACGGACGTGTCAGCTCATTGGGCTGCTCCTGATGGACCGGGGCAGACGGGATCGCCTGCGCCCATTCGGGAATCCCCGATGTCACAGCGGCAGAACCTCAGCCCAAAACTGCGAACTGGACGCCGAAGTCGTGTACGTGCTGGTACCGGCTTGGCGTTCACACCGGATGTACACCGTGGCGGATGCGTTAGCGGCGATCTGGGTGTAGGAGTCCGATGCGGTGCCAGATTCGATCGGCTTCCCCGGATCCATGGGCAGCCGCTCGGTCTGTGCGATACCAACGCAGCGGCCAATGATGTTGCCGCCGCTTTCGCCGTTCAGGCGTGCCAGGAGGTTGACTCGCACATCTGCGGCTTCACCGGTGACCACAGTGAATCCGCCGGCACGCACCCTGCGCGCGTACGGGCGCGCGGGGATGGAAATCTGCGCCAGCGTGTAGTTAGGGTTGCCCGAGGGGGTGTTGTTGATTGTGCCCGGATAAAAGACCTCGGGGATCTTCTGCGCAACCAGCTCAAATCCGGTGCCGGCCGAAGTGACCGCGGGGATTTGCCCCGCTACCGGGGTGCCGGACAGGTCGGTTGGATCCCAAACCGTTTCGCCGTTGTCACCCTTCTGGCCCTTATGCAGGGCAAGGTTCAGCTTCCACTTACCGGGGGTGCTGGCGGTCGGCGGTGTGATCAGCGTGAACGATGCGGAATCTGGCGTTGCATCACCGGGTTCAAGAGCGGTGAAGTTGATTGCCGTGTCCAGCTCTGCGTGAACACCGGGATCACCCTGCGCGATGGCAGGAATACCTACACCCATCCCGCCCTGCGGGCGCAGCAGCAGCATCGCGGCGCCAGTTTCGGGGCTGACAGGCATCTCGATGATGCCCTCAAAGAGATACCGCTGCCCATCCGGGGTTGTAGGCCAAGACATGTTGTCTCCAATCGGGATTGGGAAACGAGAGACGCCGCGCGAAGCGGGCGGGAGTTAGGACTGCGGCGCGAGGGTAAGAACGTTTATGGCTTCGAATGCCCCCGTGATCAGGCGCTGGAATTTGCCTAACGGCGCTTCGTCGCGTCGGCCGTCTCCGAGTTGAGCCACCACGGTTCGCTCATCTGGAGTGATGCGCCATATGACGTTCTCGACATAGTCAGTGACCATCTTGGTTCGACCGTGGTAGACGACTGACATCAAGCCGCCCTTGAAAACGTCTCTCCCCAAGGCGTATTGGTCACCATTGCGGAACGTGACTTGGGCGGTGGTGTAGCCCTGCGAATCAAAGAGGGCGTTAATGAACGCGAATACCGTCTCGATGTTGTACGGCGCCGAAGCGGTGGGATAGAACCGCTCGACTGCTGGGTGGTAGGGGCCGACTTCATCGCGTCGGTCGTAGTGCTGCATGAGCTGGAATGCCAGGAAGCTGTTGTTCAGGAAGCCTGATAGCAGGTCCGAGGGGATACCGGAGAACCCGACCACTATCATCAGCGAATCGATCAACCACGCGAACGTGGCGTTCATAAGATCGTTTAACCACTTCGGGCTACGGCCGCCGATGATGTGCTGCCAACCCTCGGGGGTGTGGTTGGTGATCCGGCAGGAGGTGATTGATGAGTCCTCGCCGGATTCTGGGGCGACAAGGTAGGCGTAGGGTTGCTCGAAGTTCACACCGAGTAGGGGTGCGTAGAACACTCCATCCATGCCGGGGACTTGCTTCATGACCGGCTTGAAGATCCCGCCCAGTGATCCGCCCAGGTCCACCACCGTCCGCAGAACCGAATCAAGGACAGTTTTTGTGGGGCCTTCTATCTGACTGCGGTCGACAGTCGAAAAGACGTATGTGGGCTGATCGAGCTTGATCCACTGATCCGGTTGTGGGTCGCCTGGACGCCATAACTCCATGCGAGTGTCGACGCCGTAGGCTTTGGTGACATCCTTGATGACCGAGCCGACGGTTTCCATACGAACGGTCTTGGCGCACAGCGGGGACGTGTCCAGGAAAGGATTGGTGCGCTTCACATACGTTGGGGTGCGGAGCATCCGTGCGAATGTTTGGGGTGACAGCCCATCGTTCTTCAGTGCCTGCAAGACGGTGCCGAACCACGCCCGAATGTCCGGGTTCAGTGAGAGCCCGTTGTTGATGGCTTCCATCCACCCGGACTGCAAACGGATGGCGCATTCGGCGACCATGTTCTCCACGCAGGTCTGCAATGCCCAGATGAAGATGGCGTGTGAAAACGGCTGGGCCTGTATGGGAAGCCACCACGATGGCCAGATCACGTAGTAGTTCAGGATGTCCCAGATACCCCTGGCCTCAACGGTTCCCGTCCACGCCCCGTCTTGATACTCCCAGTCGTGCTTTTTGACGTAGAAGTTCTGCCGCAGGCCCGCGGTCTCGACTTCTATGCCCACCATCGTGTTCCGGCAGTCCATGAACATCTGCACGAGAGGGCTATCGCCCTTGTGCTTGATCCGGGCGGTAGGGCAGTCATTACGGGGATCTGTTCCTGACGCCTCCATGAGCTCGTTGCCAATCGACCCCATGGGTGTCCAGAACTTGTCGCAGACGGTGAAACGGAAAGTGGTGTCTACCTTCGACTTCTTCTCCGTCAGAGCCCGAGCTGTTGTGGCGATGCGGGTGATGTCACCGGACTGGATTGCGGCCTTCCAGCGGTCCATGTCTGTTCCGGGCATGACTAGTTAGCCCCTGGTTTGCAGGGGCGCAATGTGACTGCCATTAGAGCGGGTAGCGCCTTAATGGAGTGCCGGACGCGATGATCTTCGAGTCGGCGTTCCCGTTGTCGATCGCAACTTTGACGAAGTAAGGCTTCGCGTCCTCGCCTGGGGACTTCGGTGGGATCGCCGCATTCTGGGAGAACCGACCCTTGAGGTACTTGTACAGATTCCCTTGCGGTGGACGGATGCCGAAGAACGACTTGATCTGATCGCCGAACGCTGAGTTGTTCATGCCCGCGAAGGACAGGAACTTGGAGATAGCGTCCTGGAACACGTCCAGCTCTTGCGGTGTTGGCGGGACCGCGGTCAAGTCCTGCACCAGGGTGGTGTTGACACGGGGGTCGGTGCGCAGGAACACGATTTGGTTCGGCAACAGAGGCCCGAACTCCACGTACTCATCTGAACCGGGGCCGTCGTAGATCTTGAAGATCCCCGGACCGAACAGGGTGTAGTCGTCGTACATCGGCTGATCACCGATGTTCACCCGTTGCAAAAATCCCTCTTGTGAGACCTCGGAGTTGTCGCCAGCTGCGATCTTGCGGATCGCCGCGGGGGTGGCCTGAGTCAATAGAGCTCCCCCGGCGTACATGCCGTTCCCGATACCGCGGTTGTCGGCACCCATGGGTGAGCCGGTGCCGGCTTCCGTGTGCGACAGGATTTCCAGGCCGTTGCGCAAAACTTTGAACATGCGCTTGTTGCCTTCATATCCGCAGACCAGGGTCATCTTCTCGCCAGGCAGTGGCGGGATGAGCATGGAGAACGGCTGGTTGCGCATCGTGGTTTCGACGAAGTCGACCATGTAGTACAGGCGCAGCACGCCGAACCCGTACTCCACGAACACCCCGGAGCCGTCCCAGCTTCCGTCAGGGTTGCGGCCCATCCTGCCGCCAAGAATGTTGCGCGCCGAATACGGCAATGACCATTCCTGGAACGACCCGTGGACTTGGGCTATGACCTGGTTATCGGTGATGGTGTTGAAGTCTGGCCAGGGGCCGTTAATCACCTGACGCGCTTCGGTGGTGGTCAGGTCATCGGGGTCATCAACCCAGATCATCTGATCGCCGTTGGAGGTGCAGTACCCTCCCCCGTCGCCTTCATACCACTGCGGGATGTCCCCTAAATCTTGGGTGGAGCGGTGATCGACGTTGAAGGTGTCGGTCATCGCCTCATACAGGAAAACGAACGCATCGGAGTGGTCGTAGGTTTTCCAGCAGCCCGTGTCAGCCTGTAGGCGTAGGGTGATGCGCTGAGTGTTCTTCTGCGACCCGGTGATTGGATCTTTCGGAGCGCCTTGGAACCAACGCACATCCGCCCACCAGTGGCCAGCCTCCTGATCCAGGAAGTCCAGCTTGGACTGCTTGATGGCGTCGATCGATGCAATGAGGTCCCGGTAGACCTTGCGGGTGTGCTTGGGGTCTCGGCCCCGGCAATCCAGCGTCAGCTGCACTTCCACCGGGTCCAGGAGGGCATCGATGTGCGTGACACCGTCTTGGGTAGCACCCTTCTGGGTGATGTGCTTCCACGGAGGAATTAGGCCCGTGATTCCGTCGCGTTGAACCTGCACACACTCTGGTGCCGTGAACCGGTCTGGGATCGAATGACCACCCATGATGTAGAACTCAATGGAGCCGTCGAACGCGGTGAGCCGCATCATCGGGCGGTGGCCCTTGACGATGTGGTACCAGCCGTGCGGCACGACGGGTCCTGCGGGGTAACGAATCGCCATTACATCCCCGGTGCCTGGTTTTGCGCCTGCTGGTGGTAGGCGATATCTCGCCCGGTTCCGTCTTCGGTAGCCCGGTTGTTATTCACGGTGATATTCGTGGTGTTGCCGCCCTGATTCTTTGGCGCGTTCGGGTCTTCCTGGTTCTGGCTTTGAGGGGCGGTGGACTTACCCGCCATGTTCGGCAGAGCTGGGGCGGCCCCTGCTATGCCGCCAACGATCTTGGTGATCCAAGACTTGTTGGCCAGCTCTGAACCGCCAGTGGGCAGGAATGTGTCCATTAGTCCTTGGACGCCGATGCCCGCAACCTGGCCGCCGTATTGGATTGCGCGGTTGGCCAATTTGATTCCGGTTTGTGCCGCTTGTCCCGCACCGGGGGCCAACAGGTCCAGTCCGCTCGCCGCCATGCCGATAGCGGTGTCCAGCGTTCCTCCGGGGGTCATGCCAACCCCACCCTTACCGGAGCCGGATGCAGGTGTGACACCGCCGTATTGCTGTCCCGAGGGACTGAGTCCTTGCGCTGGCCCTGTGGGGCCGCCTGTGCCACCCATTCCCATGAACGGATTGGGGGCAGGCGCAGGGTTGGTGAGTCCAGGGTTTGTTAGCGCGTTCCCCGCCAGGGGTGCATACGCCGGCGCAGGGGGCGACGGCACGGTCATCCCCGCGCCGGATCCCATGGGCCGGTAGTAATGGGAGGTGAATGCCGGGTCGTCGGCACCAGTTCCGCCAATCCCCCTATTTGCCGCCGAGGCATCGCTGCCCCAGTTGAACGGGGTGCCGCCTGGCAGGGTGGCCTGCATGTGCCCGCTGTTGTACCCGACGCGGAAGTCTCCGAGACCACCCATTCCGGGCATGAAGCCGTGAGCGGTCAGCCATTCCGCGGCGTTCCCTGTAGCCATGGACCGGCCACCCGTAGGGCGACCGTCCATGATGTTCACCAAATCCTCGACGGCGCTTGAGCAGTCGCCGAGCCCCTTGGTGAGGTCCGCGGCCTGCGTCTGCTCGTAACGCCCTGCCGGGACATTTGCTAGCAGCGCGGCGTCACTACTGAATGCGCCTGGCCTTATTACTGCGGGTCCGATCCCCGATGCCGCGTACGAAGAGTCTTGGGCAATGCCGGTGAACTGCGGCCCGAATGCACCCTGCGCACCAAGGATTCCCATCATCCCGTACCCGCCCTTAGACGGGTTAGCGGCAGCAATAGCGCTGAGCTGCCCCAACATTGGCGCGAACGCAAGATTAGCGACGAACTTCACCAGGTTCTCCGCGAATCCACCAAGTCCCTTGGAAGCGCCGAAATCAGCGTCTAGTTTTGCGCCGATCTCCCCCATCTCATCGGCGAATCCCTTCATTTTTTTGACGGTGCCGCGCTGAGCCTCGGCCAGCTTCATTTGCGCTGAGGTGTAAGCGCGTTCATCTTCCTGAACCTGGTTCTTGGCGCGCAGCAGCTCGAGTTGGTCCGCGTTTCCCTTTTGCTCGAGCTGAATCACCTTGAGGCGGTCTTGCTCGAGGTTGTTCTTTGCCCGCAAGAGAGATGACTCGGCATCGAATACTTGTTGTGCGTCAACAGGACCAGCTGGACCTAGCGCTACCCCAGGAACACCCGGGGTAGCGAATGAAGGGTTGCCTCCGACCTGAAACTGTGAAGGATCAACGTAAGCGTTCGAATCTCCACCGCCCTTCTTGGGCTTCATTGGAGTGTTAGACACCCCTACCCGCGGCACGGGCGGAAGGCTGCCCAGAGCGGCGAGGACGCCACCGAGCGGGCTTCCGAATGCGTCGAGCGCTGAACCTGTGGCGCCCAACTGTTGGGTGGGCGACAGGACCGTTGGGGAATTTTGGTCCCGGTACTCGATGTGCACGACCATGCGCCCATCGGGCAGCTGCTTGGCCTCTAAACCAAGGGCCTTGAGTTTGTTCTTAACCTCGTCCGAGTTGTCCTTGATGACGAAGTCTTTAGGCTTGTCGGGAAGCTCCTCAATCTTGCCCTTGAGGGATTCGATAGCCTGGCCATTGCGGCGGTACATCTCTTCTTGCGCTTGAGTTTCCCGCATGGAATCGGTGAAACTGTCGCGCATGCCGCGGATGCCGTCGCGAAGGTGGTCTATCCCGTCGGCCGCCGACCGCATGTTGGTACCGGCGCTGGTCATGACGTTGGACCACTTCAGCACCGCGCCGCCCGCGGTCTCCATCGCTTCCCCGGTGGCCTTCATCCCCGGAATGTGCTTGGAGACAGAGCCAATCGCCTGCACGACGCCGCCGATGGCCTTGCCGATGTTCCCGAAGACGACCCCAAGCGCATCCGCGAGATATCCGCCCGCCTGCAGTATCCGCGCCGTGAACCCAAGGAACGCGTCCGTACCGGTAGCCATGGCCGACGCGAATTCAGTGACGAATCCGATGATTTCCGGCTTGTGGGTATTCACCCACTCCACTACCCCACTGAGACCTGAAACGATCTTGTTGCCGAGGTTTTGTCCTGCCGGGGTGTTGAAAACATCGTACAGTGAGAGCTGCAGCGCCTCGGCAGAGTTCTTGACGCCCTCGACGACTCCCGGCCAGCCTTCCATCTGGGTCTTCGCCATCTGCCCCGCCGTTCCTACGCGGTTGACAGTGGCATAAAGCTGGTCGAAGGCCGATACCGTTCCGAGTAATGGTGCGCGGATCGCGTCCGTGCCGAACAGGGTTGCCAAGTTCTGCTGGAAGATGTCCGTAGGCATGCGGTTTTTAGCTTCGCCGAGCTGCCGGAACAGCTCACGCATGCTGACCAGTTGACCGTTGGCGTCGTTGACCTTCAATCCGAGCTCATCCATGGCCTGCGCGGATTGGTCACTGGGATTGCGTAGCTGAATGAGCATGGTCTTCAGGGAGGTGCCTGCATCGCTGCCCTTGATGCCCATGTTGGCCAACATCGCGATAGCCGTAGCGGTCTCTTCAATCGACTGCCCGAAACCAGCTGCGACGCCACCCACTTGGGCTAGAGACAGGCCGATCCCGGCGATATCGGCAGACGATCCATTTGCAGCATTCGCGAGAACGTCAGCGATGTGCGCAGCATCGCCCGCCTTCAAGCCGAATGCATTCATGGCGTTGGCTTGGATCTCGGCGGCTTGGCCTGCGTCCACCTGCGCGGCTGTTGCGAGCTGCATTGTCCCGCGTGCAGCACCAATCGCCTGATCCACCGAGAAACCCGCTTTGGCGAGTTCGGTCATGGCGCGGGCAGCATCAGATGCTGAAACACCAGCCAATGTCGTATCCGCGCCGAGGGCGCGAGCAGCTGTCGCCATTTGACGTGTTTGCGTATCAGTGGATTCGGTGACGCCCTTGAAGTTGTTCACCGAGCGCGAGAAGTCAATTCCCGTGTCCATGACGGACTTGAATCCGCTGAGGACCATTTCGGCGGCCTTGACGCCGACCTGGATCAGCCCGCCTGCGACTATTGCTGCGGCAGCACCGGCTACAAATCCCTTACCCGCGGCTGATCCAATACTGGAGAGCTGCCCAACGATCCCCGAACTCTGACTCGTGATCCCAGAGATAACGCCCGGCCCACGGGACTGCTGCGCAGCCTGCAGCTCGCGGTAAGCAGATACGGCGTCCTTGATTCCGCGGACTTCTTCGCGCCGGCTACGGTTAAGGTTCTCTGCCGTGCGGACAATTTGAGTGTTGGTGCGAGCCTGCTGATCCCGGGCCTGGGTTAGTGACTTTTCGGCGGCGGCAATGGCGGCGGTGTCGCCGGACTTACGGGCGTCAGCTAGCCGCTTTTCATCGGCGGCAATCTTCTCGCCAAGAGACGCGGCCTTGTCGCGCTGCTGCTGCAACTGCGACTCAGCCGTCTTCGCCTTACCGGCCGCGTCCGCGATCGAGTCGTAAGCCTTCTCGTAGGTACGCGTCGCGGACTGCACAGCTTTTGAGCCGGCGGTGAACTGGCGGGCGAACGCATTCGACGACTCCCCACCCGCGTTGGCGAAGATCCGCACAGCCTGATCAGCGGCCCGTTTGAAGGACTGGTTATCGGGCCGTGCCTCAATGGGAAGGATTACTGGCACGACTCACCTCCATCAAAACAGGTCGCTTAACAAACCCTCGCGGGCTTCCTCAATGAACTCGGCTTCAGCGGCTTCCCGGCCGAAGTGTTCGATTCGCTCCGGGAGGGAAAGGAACACTTGCGGGATGTATTCGTGGTCGCCGCCGACATACTTACTAGCCCGATACAGGGCTATCTCTTTGTGGATTTCCTTGAGCATCTGCACCCATTCGGGGTAATCCCCGTCCCGCAGCGCGGTTTTGTAGGGACCGTCCTCTGGGGCGTGTCTGCAGATGACCAGTAGGCGCCGGCTGGAGATTAGACCTCTGTGCCAGTCGCCTATGTCTAGTCCCTTGTCAAGGAATAGGTCTTCGATCTCAGTTGGGTGTTGGCGCCACACCGCTACCGCTAGAAGCACTTTTGGAGTCGTTCTTCAGCCGCTCATCCATTTCGTACTTCTGCTTGGCCCAGACGAGTTCGATTTCGTTGAAGTTGATTCCGCCAGCCTTGGCGCGGGCCGCGCCTTCTTCGCCCCAGAGGACTACGGCGAGGCGTTCCGGCCATGACGGCTTCACGCGTTCGCCGCCTAGGTGGTGGGGGTAGATCAGATTTCCCTTGGCGATCAGAGTGCCGTCCGGGGCGAGTACGTCGGGTTCGCGATCGTATTGGCGGATCTGATCCTGCAGGTCATCCCAGCGGTCCTGCTGGTCGTTGTCGAACAGATCCTTGTGGGGGATCTCGAACACTTCCCCTTCGGGTCGTTCGGAAGTCGGCTTGGCACTGCGGAACTCGCTGCGCAGAAAGCTGTACCGGCCTTCACTGGCCTGTTCGCGTGCGTCAACTGCATTGACGACGTGGCGTTTGAAATCTTCGGAGGTCATGGTGGGCCTTTCGGGCTATGGGCTGTAGGTGGAGCTCACCTGGCGGGCGCAGCCCATACGCCCGCCAGGTGAGGTCTGTGTTAGGAAACGGTGACGGCGTTGGACTTCGGCGTGTAAGCCGAAGCACCGTTGCTGCCAACTACCTTGGCGCGGAACTTGGTCGAACCGGCCGCGACTGACTTGACCTTGACCGTCGTGGATCCGCCGGTTGAGGTGACCGCACCTGGGGTGTCAAGCACGGCCGTTAGCCAAGTAACTCCGTCGTCCACGGTGCTCTCCGCGGTGATGGTCCACGGGTCGCCCGTGCCGGTCGGATCGGTGAACACGAACGACGCCTTACCGGTCGTTCCCGCAGTGGCAACAGGAGCAGAAGCCGACAGGACCGGCACGCCGCCAAGCGCTGACCATCCATCGCCGCCAGCCCACTCGGCCTTGATGGCGGGTCCGTACTCGCCATCTACCAAGCCCATCAAGTAGCCGTCCGGGATGGCCTTGAAGGTCAGCTCTGCGGCGTCGGCGTCCTTCTTGCCCATCTGAGCGTCACCAACATCCGACAGGCGGGCGCAGGCGTATCCGGTGCAGGTGTAGATGAACTTGCCGCCGACCTTGCGGGCGCGCAGCAGCAGCACCTGCCGGTCAACGAAGTCGGCCTCCAGGGGCTTGATCCATACGGCATTCTGCAGGCCGGGGTCCTCGCACAGTGACACACCGTTGGCGTCATTCAGGCGCAGGTTGTTACGCAACCGCTTCCACGCCGGCTTCAATGTCTCAACTGCGGTGAAGGAGAACGTTTCCTCTTCCTTGGTGATGATCGAATCGAACGGGAAGTTCGACTGCTCGATCATGTAGTCGTCGGTGTCGAGGCTGCCCTTCTTTTTCGGGCCGTCGCCTTCCTTGAAAGCGCCAACGAGGTGGAAGCCCTCGTTAGCGTCAGGATTGGCGATCCACTGACCATCTACCCGCTTGAATGCGAACAGGTCATCGCGAAGCTGTCCGTCCTGGGCGAACGGCGACCACAGAACAGTGCCGCTCTCATCGGTAGGTGTAATGTTCGTTGCCGAACCGCGAGCGTCACGGACGAGGGCGGCGATGAGGCCACCGCGCTCCAGGAAACGGTTGTCGACATCGTTGAAGCCGCCGGCTTTCCACGTGGTGCCGGTTGCAGGTATAGCCATGCTGGCTGTCCTTTCGGATGGTGGTGAACCGGAAATCCGGCGTGAAAGTTGGGCTGGGGTGCGGCATCTGGCCGCGCGCGGTTAGACCGCGACGTATGAGAGACCCAGCTCGTAGCGAGCTGAGTAGCGGCGAATCAAATCGTTCGCATATGGGAGCTTGACCGCTTTTTGGAACGTCTTGACGTAGTCGGCGTTGGCGATAGATCCGTCAGACATGGTGATGTCAACGAGGTTTCGCGCGAGGTACATCATGCGGCGATGACCCTCGTTGGCTGCCGCCTTAGCGGCCTGGATACCTGGTGCGTAGAAGTCCAACTGGACAACCGGATAGTCGATCCCCTGTTCGGGTAGGTCATCCCCGGCGACGCGCTGCACGATGCAAAACGGCCATTCGTCTCCAGTGAACTTCTCGCCAGAGCTACGCATCACGGATTCCATGGCGCAGATGACGAAATCCTCGGCATCCGGGGCGTCTTCGTCGAGGAGGTCGCTCATACTTCAATACCGTCTGCGTCTAGGGTGCCGCCGTAGTGCGCTGCCGTTTTGGCTCCAGGGGCGAAAGCGGGCGTGGGGGTATCCGGGCCGAACTTAGATCCATCCTTTGTGTCGGGTCCGGTTCCGAACTCGATAAAGTGAGCCCGCCAGTGCCTGCTTCCCACTGCCGCTTTCCCGTTCTTGACTTTCTGCACCTTCACGGATGCCGCGTATTCCCCTGTGTCGACCGGCGATACGCTGCGCCAGTAGTCGGCGGCTTCCTGGGCCATCTCGCGCAGTCCGGCATCAACTTCGGCGGATGAAGCAATGGCTGCGGCTAGTTCGGAATCCGATATGCCAAACTTGGACAGTGGGTTTGCCATCAGCTGGCCTGTCTCTTGCAGAAGATGGTTACGTGTTCGATTTGGCCGCTGAGGTCATATTTGGGCTGTATTTGGCCGTCGATCTGGAATGTCAGACCGTTGTGCTTGACTTCTCCGGTTGATTTCGCGGCCAGGACTGCCGCTTCCGGTGGCGCGGTGCACTTCCAGACTTCGGTGGCGATATCAGTCTCAGTGACTACTTCGGCAGTCTTAAACGGCCGAAAGTGGCATCCAGCCACAGATACTTCAGTGCGCTGCTTTTCCTTGACGCCAAGGAATCCGGGCTGGCCGGTTTCGGTGACGGTCACGAAAGTGACCGTTTGGCCGCCGAAGCTCATGGGGACTGCAGGATCCTGAACGCAGAGAATTTGGCGGCAAGTTCGTGGTCGGTGGACACCAGGCTCTCGAACCACTCGTATTCGACATCATCGATGCGTTTGCGTTTCATGTCGCCGCTGTCGCGAGTCGTGATCTGCGCAAGGGAGCGTGTACCGACAACATCGACGATGGCTTGGCGCCAGTCCGCAGCTTCGGCCTCCGTGTAGCCGTGAGTGACTGTCGCGACTATTGCGCCATCTCTGTGGGTCCAACATCCGAATGGCTTAGTGATCGTCCCCTTTCGCCGCGACTTATCCAATGTCGAAACATCTAGGGGTACACCTCTCTCCGTCACTTCCGATACTGAAATCAGGTTGAGCGTCGGAAGAGACAGCACATGTCCGCCCGGTCCGTCCATATCCATTTCAACATCGGTTTGAACTGGCGATACGTGCCAGCCACACCATCTCCGGGCAGATGCCAGCACGGCGTCTATTGCAGCCTGCGCTGCGTCGTCATCCGCGAACCGTGCCCGCGTAGCGGCGGGTAGGTCATCGGGTCCGATTTCAGACATCACCCTCAACTGGCCGACGCCCGCGCCGACTCGTGGTGCGAACCTCTCCCGGTGCTGCGCTTGCAGTCTCGGAATGGGAAGTCCGTGCGACCACGGTTTCTACCGCCTCAAACAGACTGGGGCGCTTGCGGACTACTGGATCCTCGGAGTCGAATAGGCGTTCTGTGTTCACGACATCGAGCACGCCATCTTCACGGACATACGAGAACGGTTCTATGGCCTTGCAGATCGCCATCTTGTTCGCCTCTCTATAGCTTTTGAGTTTGGGCCGGGGGTGGGCGCCGGGTGCGGCACCCACCCCCGGGTGGTGCTACTAAGCGGTGGTGGCCACGTTGAGAACGCGGAACGCGTTCACGTTGGTGACGCCAGCGCCCACGCGGTAGTAGGCGTACCAGCCGCGCTGTCCCGACGGCCGGTTGTTACCGGTGTGGAACAGGTGTGGGATGAACTCGACCGACATGCCGACGCGGTCGGCGATGACGTAGTGCGAGAAGTCGCCGAACACCAGCAGGTGGTTGTCGGCCGTGGCCGCGGCATTGATGTCCGCAGCGGACTTTAGTGCCTCGGCTTCGCCCGCAGGCTTGCCCAACAGCAGAGCTGGGCGATCAGCGCCGATACGCTCCCACATCGCAGCACCACCAGCAGTGTCAAACTGGCGGATGGTGTTGTAGGTGATGTTGTTCGCCAACCATGAAGCGGCCGAACGGAACCGAGCGGGCAGCGCACCCTGGAGCGCGTAGACATCGGCCAGGGCGAATGTCTCGGCGGTCTTCGGGGCAACTTCAGCGGCACTGCCGTCCAGGGCGGTGATCAAACCGATTGGCTCATTGGATGCGGCGACACCGCTGATGAACTTGACCGCCTCCAGCTCGTCCTTACCGGATGCCAACAGCTTGGCCACTTCGGCGGTGACGTTCGCCTCGTCTTCCAGCGCCTCAATCGTGATCGGCACGAAGCCATGCGCTTTACGGGTGGTGACCGTCGGCTGAGCGAAGGTCGGGGCATTGTCGCCAACTTCCGAGCCTTCTGCGGCAAACGTCCACGACACTGAACCCGCGCTGACGCCGTTCCACACATCCCCGGTGGCCACGACCTGCCGGGCGAACTGACGAATGTCGTTGCGCGAACCATTCGAGGTGATGATCACCGTCGGGTCCAGCTGGAACGGCACCAGGTACCCACCCGCGCTGTCGGTCAGAGACATCGCACGTACAGACTCGATGGCACGCTTCTCGTCTTCAGTCAGAGAGTCGCCGTGATTGCGAGCCAGCTTGGACCATGCGCGCAGGTATGCCGGCGAGGAGGTGGCTAGGCACTGCTTAGCAAGAGAGCCACGCTCATCGTCGTACTGCTCGATGATGGTCGCAGCAGCCTGGCGCACGTTGTCTGATGCACCCTGCATCTTCTCAATGGCCGACAGTGCGCGGGAACGCAACTCGCTAGCAACCTCACCTGCGCCGCGCCCAAAGGTGCGGACCTCGGACAGATCCCAGGGGTTGCGGAACCGGCAGTCCTCTACCGAATCCGGCTCAAGGATGGCGTCCCGGTCGTAGTCGTCGCGGGAGCCCTGCGAGTTCGAGCCGCGCTCGATACGCAACCGCTGACGGGCCGGTTGGCCGATCTGCCCCTTGGCCGAACGGACGCGGGCAAGTTCTGCGGCACGCTCAAGGCGCTTGCGGTGCTCATCCACCCGGAAGAACTCGTCGCGGAGCTCCTCAAAGTATGCCTCGTCCTCGGGGGTGAGGGAATTGAGCTCGGCGAGACGCTCAAGCTCGCTGTCAATTTCCTCCAGCCGGTTCACCGACTGGGAGTGGGTCATCGTCAGACCCGAGCCGCGCTCTTCGCGGCCCTCATCCATTTCATCGCTCACAGCTTTTTACCTTCCTTTTTGATGGTGAGCAGGTTGTCGCGCGAGCGCCGCAGCATCAGGTCGATAGCGCGTCGTCCGCGGGGTGTCGACGGGTGCTCACCTACGGGCGATTTCTCATCGCTGGTGGATCGCTGCGCGTCGTTCTTTGTCTCCGGGCGCTCGACTGCGGGCGGCTCAATGTCGCTGGCGTCTCGCTGCGCGGGTTCTACATTCGAGGCGGCATCCGCGATGAACACGGCCTCTGCGAGCAGCTTGCGCTGCTCGGGGTCTCCACTTCGCAGGGCTCCAAGGTCGATAACCGTCGACCGAACCCCGACTGATGTTTGCGTGTATGCGGGCCACACCACCGGCCCCATCTCCATGATTCGAGCCTCTTTGATTGTGCGTACGGGAAGTTCGTCATCTGGCACGTCATCGCGGATTGCCCGCTCCAGTTCGTTGAGCAGGGTGCGCTCATCTCGGATAGGTTTCCCGTCGGCCGTGGTCCAGGATTCGCGCACGGCGGTGAAACGGTGACTCATCCCGTCGATTGCCTGTTCTGCGATGGCGTCCCGAACTGGCTGCATGAGCCAGTTGTCGAAGATCCTTGCGACGATGTGCGCTCCTCCCTCGGGCGCATGTACCGGGTCGACCGCCTCTTCGACCGATCGCAGTGCGGCGATAGGGATTGAACCGATAAGCGGGTGCCGCCCGTGGTCGAACTGGATCTTGGGTGGGGTTTCGCGGAAAGATCGGCGCATACTGCCGGGCGCGAATTCCTCTTGGAATCGGCCTTCGTATGAACTGTTGATTACGGTGCGCCGGTTGAATACTGAGCCCCACCCGTCCAGGGTGAGCCCGTCGCCTTCTACATCATCGGTCGACCGAACAAGTGTGAATGGCGCTTCCCGCACTCCATCCAGTGGTGGTCTATGCGTTGTCATCCGAACCTCCATCGGTCGGGTTAGGGGCTGGATTCTGTGCACTTACTCCCGGTGGCACTAGTTGCACACTCGTTAATCCGGTGTGTTTCAAAAGTCTTAGATCACCTGAATCGACCGCTGCGATAACCGAGTCTGGTTCATACCCTGCGGTGATCAGTGTGTTGATGGTTTCTGCGCGCACCTTTGAAATCTCGGCGGCATCCTTCTCGTCTTCACGCAGGAAGGGGACGTTATCGGCGTCGTACCAGAGCCGGATATCGTCACTTGTGTTTCCAGGCTTGGGTATTACGTGCTCAAGAGATCCGGCTAGGTTCTCCCATAGTGGGTGGGCCGTGCCGTCCGCTAGGCGGCGGCGGGCCTGTCCATAGTTCGAGTAGGTAGCGGCGGCGAGACCCTCGGAGAGCCCGACGATTACTGGAGGCACACCTGCGGCTGCGGCAACCCGCGTCTCTCCCCCGCCTCGAACATTTTTGAAGTCAATGTCTTTCAGGTTTGATCCAACTACTGTTGCGTCCGCCCCGGGATACAGGTGTAGGTTCTTCCAGGCGTTTTCAGTGCCGCCATGCTTGGATTCGACCTCTTGCGCCCATTTCTTGATCGCATCACGATCCGCTCCAATGGGGTGTTTGATGATCATGTTGACAGTGGCGCCGTTGTCGAAGAATTTGCGCTGATGGCGGGTCATTGCATGGTCGGCTTGAATCTCACGCAATATTGGTGTCAGCCAGGACATTCCGCGGTAGTTGGCCAGCGGGTCTGGAATCGGCGCGTAATGCACAACTTCATCGGGAAGTAGCCCTACTGGATCATTACCGGAGTGCAGACCGCCCTCGGTGTAGACGTATCCAAGCTTGCGCCAACCAACTTGACCCCGACCATCCCGCAGCATGCGGGGTTCTACAACAACATCAATCCAGTCGGGTCGCATGTGGACGAACTCCCGGGCTGGATCGTTCGCACCGAGCCGTGCTAGTGATGTCTCAAGCATCCAGTACGCATTGCCTGCCAAGTCTGCGTCTTGGATCATGCGAGACAACATGTCCTGGGTAGTTCCACCCAGCCAGGGGCGTTCAAGGATCCTCAAATCTTGGGATCCGAAGGTGTCTGAAGGCTTACCGTCACGCAGTCGCTGCCACCGGAATCGGATACTTGAAAAGACGAGTTGCCGAACAAGCATGCACGCGAACACCACCCCGTTGGCTGCGTACGCCTGTGTCGCGAGTCCCGCGAAGTCATTGCGCGCCCGCTCGGTTGCGGGGCCGGTCAAGGTCTGCTGGATCTGCGTCCCGAGCCCGCTATACCCGTACCCAATACCGTTGAAAGCGAATGAGTTCATCATCGAAGCCCACTCATCGGTGCTCATCCGCTCGGGCTGAGATTGGAGGCGCTGAAGCAGGTTCATTTCTTCAACCCGTCATCACGCAGTAGAACTACGGCACCGCCGATCGAGCTGAATGCGAGTAGTACCCCTGCGGTGACCAGTGCCCAACCTGGCCCGGCAAGAACTGCCACACCCGCCACAACGAGGCCAATGGCCACCGAAACCACCGCTACAGTGGCGGCGCACACTGCCTGAATCGCTGTCACTGGTCTCCCGAATCGCTAGGTGGCACCCGTCATGTCCACAACGGATCCCAAACTTCAACTTTCTGGCGGCCGAACACGATCAGTCCGTGAAGGGCGAGAGTGACGGCCACTAGTTGTGTGATGTCACTGGTTGCGTCTTTGCGGTCCCATGCCCACGCGTCAGCTAGGTCACGTTTCTTGCCCGCACATACCGATTTCTGAAGGTCTTTCGCGCCGCGGTGCCGCAGCCCGTCTTCATTGACAACGGATAGGAACTTGCTGCACGCGTTCGCCATCCCCGTGGCGTTGGTGGTTTGAACCTCAACGCCGAGGTCTTTCATGTCCTGGATCACCGCGCCCGCTTCGGAGCGTTCATCGACCATGACGGCGCACGGCGCCCATTTGGTGACAAGCTCTTTGACTCGAGTAGGGATCCACTCAAGTCCGGGAAGCATGTTCACGTCCGGGGTATCCGTGGCGACGGGAACAATCCCGACGTGAATTTTCCCGTCAGATCGGTACCCGGCCACCGCTATCGCCGCGGCAGTCTGTCCCTTGTTCGCGTACACCCCAAACGACACCGGATCTAGCGGCTCAGACTTCAGATCCTTGAGCGCGCTCCACATATCCTCGGTGATCAGGCCGCCACCGTTGGACGGCCAGATGCCCATAGCTTCGCGCGCCCACGAGTCATCGTCGGGGATGTTCTCACGCATCCGCAGCATCGACTCCAGAGGAGTCCTGTGCGGGAAGGAGGGATTCATCTTCCGCCACTGCGACTGATCATCCGGCTTGGCGTTGGAATCTGCGGAGAACTCCACATACACCTGGTCGCCTCGAGTAAGGACTACATCGCCCCCAGGTTTGTCCTTGAGTGCCTTATCCCGTTTTGACGTGAAGGCTTCACCGTCATCGGTGGGCCGCGGCGGCGTTCCAAGGAAGAAGATCAGCGCCCCGTGTGGGTGTCGAGCCTGGTTGGTGGCCGGCACCATATCCTCGAGCGCCTTGAGGCTGAGGATCTGCGCTTCGTCGAAGACCTCGATATCGATCTCGTCCATGCCGCGCCCGAAGCCTTGAGCTCGAGCACCGAACATGATGATCGACCCGTTACGAAACCGGATCTCCTGCTCACCGTTGGCTTCACGGATACCGTTCGACCGCCCAGGCTCTAGATGCGGGGCTATCGCCTTGCGTTTCACCATTGCCTGGAACGAACGGAAGGTATTTGTGGTCGTTCGATTGTGGTGCGAAGTCCACACGGCCCGCGTGCCCGGAAACTCAAGGCACAGACCGATCACGATATTTCCAATCGTGAACGTCTTGCCCACCTGCCGCGGGATCGACGCCACCACGCCGCCAACCGTCGCCGCGTACTTACCGTTCTCGCGGCACCCCAACATGATCGAACCAAATCCCTGCTGCCAAGGATCGAACTCCACCCCAACCTCAGACAGGCGCCGCTTCACCCGCGGATACACCGACGTGACAATCCCCTCGGGGATCACCACATGACGGGCGGCTTCCGATAGGCGCGGAAGAGGCTTAGATTTCTGAGGCGTCGAACTTTTCGTCATCGGGTTCACTGCCGACCAGCAGCGGATGGTCTGGAGCCAACGCCCTCAGCGCGGACTCGAGTTCACGCACTCGGCCGGCCAAATCCGCGTCGTCGCGGGCATCAATCGCGTCAATGTCATGAGAGATGTCCTGCAACCGCTTGGTCAACGCCGCAAGATCACGCGCCGCACAGTTCGCCGTCACCGTCTCGGCGATCCGATCCCGCATCGCCGCCAGCAGCTCACGAGGTGTACCTGACTTCGCGGCCTGAACAACAGACTTCGACGGCTTCTGCGGCGCCAGCTCATCACTCCCCACGGCCCGAAGACCAGGCTTGTTGGCCATGCGCCCTCCGATCATGTGGGTGGTGGTGTGGAAAACGTAAGAGAGAGATTCGCGACTGGGGCGGGGTCACCATCGGTGCGGTGGTGTTCGTCGCCTACCCACCCCCCGGGGTTACCAGGGTCTTGAGGTGTCGGTGGTTGGTGTTTGTCGGTTCGCGGTGGCTCTGTTGCCGCCGGCTGGGCACTCTCGGCCTCTGTGTTCTGGTCCGCGGTATTTGGTTCGGTCGTTGTCGTCGTGTCCGAGGTCCCATGGGCTATCGGGGGCTATGGGTTCGCCGCAGCGCCAGCAGGTTGCGCGTCCTGCTTGGACTATCGGTTCCCAGTGCTTACGGGTCTTCCTGTGGTGGTATCCGTAGCCGCGGGCGTTGGTTGTGCCCTTGGATGGCATTAGGGACGGCGGAAGCAGTCGGGCGCCTGCCACTGCATGGCGTCACGCAGTAGCTCGTTCATGAGGGGCACGAGGACACCTACGCCATCGGGTACGCCGCGGACTAGCGCTTCACCATGCAGCGTGAGGTCCATTACGATCGCGGCCTCTTCGTCAGCCTCGTGGATCTTCATGACTTCTCCACATCCAGCGTCCAGCCGTTGTCGCGGGTGGTGACAACGATTGTGGTGTCAGTAGCGGGAAGGTTAGCCATCGACAATGTCGCAGCCTCAGCCACAGCACCCATCAACGCTATGCCCCAAGGCTGTCCACCGGTCTTGAGTTTCAGACTCTCGATGTCCGGTGGGGTTGAGCGCCAATTTCCGGGATCGGCGTCCATGAGAGTGTCGCCGTCGACGATGATGCGTATGTGGGACATCAGTCGATCTCGGCGCTAAGGAATATGCTGACCGGGACGCCACTCTTCCAGTCGAACGGAGTCTCGGTGGTGATGCAGAACTTTGACACCCAAACGTCGACGTAGGTCTTGCTGTCTACGGATATCCGCAAGCGTTTGTAGGGATTCGATGACTTTTCGAGTTCACTCATTGGGCTGTGAGCTTTCCTAGTTGACGGTCAGGGATAGTCACGTCATTGGTCTTACCCAACGTGAACTGCCAGAAAGGTGACTGGCGCTGGTGATCGGACTGGCGGTAGACGGTGATGATGCGGGTACCGTCAGGTGCGTCAGCAGCGTCCTGTCTGAGTTGGGCTGCATCAGCTTTCGTCAAGCAATCGAACTCGCCGCTGATGATGGACTCAATAGCCTCAGCCCATTCCTTAGCCGCAGAGCCGATCATCTCCTGCGCCTGCTCATCAGACATACCCGCACCCCGAAATCCCGGAAGTGGGATGAGATGCGATGGGGTGTTCTCGTCGCCCGGATGCGGTAGCACACCACGGGAGAACTGGCGCACCAGAAGATCAATGAGGAGCTGATTAGGCACTGGGGATCACATCATTCGGCGTGAGAACTTCTCGCCGCCAGCCTTACCCGCTGCGGCGTACTGCGCCTCCACTGCACGGCGCATTGCATCAGTGACCGGCTTGTCATTGATGTTCTCGATATTGATGACGCACCGCGCGGGCGGATCGAATCGGTCGGCCAGACGGCGCAAGACGCGGGCAATGCTCTGTTTCATGGGCTGTGGGCCTTCTCTACTTGGGCTCAAGGTCTAGCAGGTAATCCATGCGGCGAGTACAAACCAACTCTTCATGCCAATCACCCTCAGTACGGGCTATACGTAACCGCTGCAACGCTTCTAAAATGCGGAGCTGGTTAGCGGTAAGGGCCACAGTCGTAGAACCGCTCGCCATAGAAGTACGGGCCAAGGACGCTAAAAAGCTCGCTCCGATTCTCGCGCCATATCCCCACAGCGCCATGCGGCCACTGCAGCGGACTCAGCTCCGGGTACTCGCCCAACGGTTGACCATCAAGCATGATAAAAACCGGTTTGAGTAAGTCCGAGTTGGCATTCCCCGCCGTAAGTGAGAATCCAAGCCTTGCCGTCCGTGCCGTGGTAGACGAGGCGTCCACAACGCTTAACGGCATCGGCCAGGCCGCCCATGTTGGTCATGACCGCTCCTCCTGTGCCCGAGGGTGCTTGCAGTCCCGAGGCTGACCCGTTTCCCAATTCCTATGACACTTGGCAATACAAACGCACTTCAGATACTCGTCTGCCTGTAGCGAGTTATAGAGGCGCACCGACGCAGCCAGGGCCTTGATTTCTTCAGCACCCTTGCTGGATATTCGGCGCATACCTTCAATTATCCCGCGTTTCAACGGGATCAGCGGTGTCTAGGCGGGTGGGATTCGTCGGGAGCCGAACATTCGCCGCCGTTCAGCCGCTTCCTTGGCCTCGTCTTCATCGCGCTGAGTCCAGACGCCCAGCATCTTGCGGCGCTCAGTAGGAGTATCAGTGTCCCTACCGGCATTCTCGGTCATCGCCTCGATGTAAACCCGTTCATACGTTGCGATAGCACGACTTAACTCTTCATCCGATGTCGTAGCAGGATCGAAAGAGAGACCGAGTTCACGGGCACGGTCTATATGGGCTTGAGAAGGTTCAGTCATGGCCCACTCCGAGTGTTGGGCAATAATGGTGTGCCACAACCGGTCCATCGGCGACAACCCACTGCCCTGGGCTGAACGGCTCACCACATCGAGGACATGGATCGAGGTTGGCAGCCTTCAAGAACTCCCAGCCTTCCAACTCGACATCCTTAGGAGTGCCGTCCAGTAGTTCAACTGCCGCGACGAGTTCGCGCACCAATCCTGCCCATAGACTCGCTTGGTCGTAATCGTTGTACATACCGAGCTGACCACGACCATCCAAGGCCATGTGTGCACGGTCCAAAAGCTCGCTCATCCCTCAATTTTACCGAGCTACAGCGTAAGTCACGGTGTCTACAACCGTCTCCGGTACGGCTCGTAGAAGCCCTCGGGCTTGTCCAACTGGAACATTTTCGGTGACAGCCACAACGTCATCGTCACCGACGACATTTCGTTCTCCGAGGAGGCTTCAACCTGCACTACTGCTATCCAGTGCAGATCGTGGGTGCGTATCCAGGCGATCTGGTGGCCCCGCATCCACGCCTCTAGGCGCAAACCCTCCGCCCTGACGGACAGGTTGCGGTTGCGCACGAAGCCGCCGACGCTGCCGGGTAGGGCTTGGTGCATGTCGACGTAGACGGTTCGGTACAGCTTTTTGAGCGTGGGAAAGCGAGGGTTGCTAGACCATCGCTCGAACATCTGTTCGATAGTAGAACGGGGAGACCTCTAGAGCAAGTCAGCTGTCGTCGCGCTCAAGCGCATCGACGATGGCGTACTTCACGCGGGCGTGGACCGACCGACCGGGCTCTCGCCCCGCGATTGACGTGCGGCATATGACGACATGGAATCCGGGAATCCACATGTAGCGGACCCACTTAGCGCAGGCCACAATTCCCGCCATGCCCGCATGGCTATCGAACTTGCGGGGTACCAGCTTGTAGGCGCTACCTGCATACTTGGAATGCAGGCTCATCGCGACAGCGGCCAATCCGACGGCCACCGACACAAATGCGACAACGGCCGGAACGGCGACGAGGCCGAGCCAAAAGCCTTCCGGGATGCTCATCCTCGCCGCCCGAACAGGCTGCCGAGAATGTCGATGGGATTGGCCGCTTTGACCACTCCCCTGATCTCCGTGCCGAGCTGGCCTAGTTCAGCTTCCGCGCTACCGGCGATACCGTCAGCGGACGTCTGCACCACACCGACTGCGCGGTCAACGCCGTCGCGGGCGATGTCCAGTAGGCCGTCCATGAACTTCGGCACGGTGTCGTCAGGGATCTTCCTGTTCGCGATGCGCTCACACATGGCCACGAGTAGAGGGGCCATGGCGCCGGCTAGTGCTGCGAAGAATCGATCAAGCATCTCGCCTCGCTTGGGCAGCCTGTTGCAGTTGGTCTAGCGCAGTGCGGATTTCCGCGTGGCGGGCTTCCTGGCGCTCGTTGTACTCGTTGACCACCTTGTTGTAGCGGTCGATGAACCGGTTCAGCAGCCACAGCAGAACTCGTGGGCCTAACCAGATGATCAGCATCAGCACCAGTGTCACCGCTATCGCCGCTGCAAAGAATGTGTTCACTCGGATACTCCCGAATCTTGCGGCGCGCTCACAATCACCTGTTCTGTCCAGCTTGTTGGGTCGTTCTCGGGATCTACTCGACACCCTGTAGAGCAGGGGGCGTAGCGGATACGGCCACAGGGGATGCAGCAGCGGACACGAGACAGAGGCATAAGGGAACCTCCGTTTGGGCATAGAAAAACCCCCACCGAACAAATGTCGATGGGGGTTTAAAAGAATGGGTGTAAGTCGCGCCTATGCGCAGTTTACTACTTGACAGCGGTTAAGGGGTATATCCCCTGGTCGGCGTGTCGCAATCAGACGCACACCTTCACGTGCACATCCAACCCGGAAGCGATGTCCACGAGAGCATCCAAGGAGAACTTGGAGATCTTGCCGCGCAGCAGATCCGACACCCGAGGCTGGGTCAGTCCGAGTGCTTCGGCGGCCTGGACCTGGGTCCATTCGCGCTCGTTGATCTTCTTTTCGATTGCCATCATCAGCTCAGACCGCACGCGAAGGTTCTCCGCTTCGCGCGGGGTGTCGGCGATGTCGTCCCATACGCTCATAGTTCCTCCTGCGCTTTCTTGTATCGAGCCTTACCGGTGTTGATGTCTTGCTGGGAAGTCTTCTGTGACTTCTTGACGAAGCTGTGCAGTACGAACACCACATCCCCAAGGGTGGCTACGTAGAACACACGGTACGCGCCGTCTTCGGTGCGTACGCGTATCTCGCGGCAGCCCTTGCCGACTGTTGGCATTGGCTTCCAGTCGTGGGGCTCTAGGCCGTGCTGAACCCTATCCAGTTGGTAACCGGCGTCCTGCCGTGCCGCTTCGGGGAAGTCCCGTAGGTCCTCAAGTGAGGTACCTATCCAGCGGAGAGGCTTTTCGTCGGTCACCTCATTAATATATCAGAACCGATATACTTATGCAAGGTGGAGGCAGTTACGTCGTCGCTCCATAAATGGGCGCGTCCGAGGTTGTGGCCCACCACATATCATCCGTGCCGTACCCGCGCTCAACCTCAACTATCCGAAAGCGGGCCGCCCGTCCGGACTTCAATTCAGTTTCAATAACTTCCCCCACCTTGGGTATGGGTCGCGTCCAGCCCATCCAGCGGTGGGTATCCCCCCTGTGTCCGTGGTATTCAATCCTGTCGCCCCAGGACCGATGCGCAGAGACTATCCATACGTTCATCAGTTTCACTCCCTTTGCGGCTTGCCATAAGGCACTGCCATAACGCGGTGTCGCATAGATTTTTCTTTACAGATCTTTTGGCAAGACCGACGCTAGACGTATGGGTATTGAAGCTAGAATGCGTGTCTACGTAACCACCGCAACCGGTGGTGAAGTTGAGTGTCTAACTACCACTCGGGTAGTTCCCGGACGCGATATGCCTATCGTTTGGGTCACTGCGGCCAACCCTACGCAGGCGTGGAAGATGCGTGAGATACCTTGGCCTGCGCAGTATGTGCGACCAGCGTGAACTACTCAACCCAATCACACTCAGGGGCGGCGCAATCTTCTTCGTCACAGTTCTGCCAGCAGTGCGGATGCCTAGGGTCCCTGAAATCGCATCTATGGGTGCAGCACCAACCAGGATCTAGGTCACTCCCCTCACAGTCGAGGGCCGACACTAGACCGGCTCCACTACGACGTAGTGGGTGCAGCCACAATCGCACCTGGCGTACACGAATCGGCCAGTCCACGTCTCTTCATCGAAGTACGTGGACTGGATGTGTCGACCTTCCAAGTGCTTACACTTCGGACAGGTCCCGACCCTCACCGCTCCAGCTCCTCTAGCGTCCACCGCAGGTCTTGGGCTAGTCCAGGATTGTCCTCGGCGCACGCGTCGGCATACGCCGCAAGTGCCACCCGCGCGTGGCGATCCTTCTTGTATTCAAGGATGAAACATGGCCCCATATCCTTGCCGTCCATCCGCTCAACTCGGTACTTCATGTACATGCCGCGTCCGTCGCTCATGCGCCCTTCTTTCGGTCTCGTTTCTCGCAGTTGTTGTGCGCGTGCAGCACATCCCCCAGTCGGTAGAACTTCTTACCCGTGTCCGGGTCGCTAGAGACTGGACGCAGATGCCCACCACGGGTAAGCGAGTGCACCCGCTGCGCATTCAGCTTCTTTCCCATCTCCCCTATCCGGCGGGCGATAGGTTCGATGGTGTCGGCGGTGACGATGTGTTTGTTCGCTTCATGTACTCGTCCTCGGTCGATCACAATGTCATCGTCGGCGGGGATGTCTATCTGTCGCCAGCAGTCATCGATAGCGGCTTTGATGTCCTCGTACGCTTCTTCTGAACCTTCAGTGAGGGCTAGGGCGATCATGTTGACTCGCAGCCACTTGGCCAGCGTGATGATGTCGTTGCCCTTATCCCACACGATCGCTCGTTGTTCGCATACCAGCCTCACCCACGTACCTAGGCAGTTGTGCAGTACGTCAGCGGCGTTGTGTGCCCCGATATGGATGGGGACCTGAGACTCAGGCTTGGGCCTTCGGGACATACTCAACCCTGGCCTCTGGATGCGAGCCTGGCGGGTGAGGGTGACGGACAGCTCCCCGATCATGCGGGGGATGCTGGCCAACTCTTCACGGAGCTTGTGTTGGGAGCCTTTATCGAGAAAGAAGCTGTCGGAGACGGACACTAAGCGGACCTCCTGTACGTGGCGTGAGCCTGTGCCGCCTTCTGGGCCGCAGTGAATCTGCGGTCGAGCTCAGCCCGTCGGCCGGTGGGGATAAGTGCCGCTTCCGCTTTGGCTACCAACAGTGCTCTACGTAGTTCGCTCACAAAGCTTCTCCGTTCGACGGTGGATCGTTAGCGAGTTCAAGCAGCACGTCTGCATGACAAGGGGAATCGAGAGAGCACCAGCAGGCGAGATCGTGGCCCCGTAGCGGCGCGACGAACTCGTCTAGGTCTGCGTCTGTCATGAACGTCATATCGAGCGACCGGTAGAGCGCAACGCACCGACCGATAGCGCTTACCTTGCTCCCGAACCCGTCGTACTGGACGCCGTTGTCATCCTCTATGAGCCACTCGCCACCGACGAGAACAGGTCGAAACGGGTTGCCCCATTGGCTCGGTCGCCCGACGTAGATAGCACCCTCGGGCATTCGCCAACCCCTAGTGCGCTTCCGCTGAATCCGCTGCGGCATCGTCACTCCTGCCCGTTCGACGGTAGATCGTTCTCTGCCTAATGGCGATATGGTGAGCTTCTGCTGCGGCTAGTGCGTCTGATTCGCTGTCGCCGAGATAGACCTCATCGGGTATATGCCACCCAGTGCTGAAAAGCACCTGCCACGAACTAGCGCCGTACTTGAACAGAATGTAAGCACCGCCGTCAACTTCGGCGCGGCACCCATTCTTTGGGACGCGAATATCTGGGTTGTGGTCCCATTGCAGCGGTTCAGCACTCAACTCTCACTACCTCCTCAATCGCTGGACGAGGAGTCAGAGTTCAGGACTTCCACCTTGACGTCATCTTCGTCACCGGGCATGACAACACGGAGGGATAGCACGGAGAAGTAGTAGCCCCCATTACCGTCATTGGCATAGCAGTCTGCAAGGGCAATGGGGTTCTGGTTGTGCAGAATTGAGATGGTGGCGTAGTTGGTATTTCCGTCACCGTCATAACCGCTCCGATCCGCGTCTGGTGTAACCTGAACGCCGGTAATAATCGCCTCCAGCGCGTCCGGCTGGATTACCCACTTCCCATCGGCGGAAGCACAACAGTCACTGTCTGACATGTAGAGATGCAGCACAGTGCCATCGTTTAGCACCAGCCTCGTACCGTCGGCCTCGACGGAGGCTATACGCTTGCCCGCAATGCGCTCGTGGACGTTCTGTAAATCAGTCATTCCCATACCTCAATTATCCTCCGATACACTGACATTCGCGGTGTCTAGCCCGCTTTCCTTTCCTGGTTCCACCTGCGCCTGTCCTTCAATGACAGCTCCCCGTAAATTCCGTGCTGGTCGTGTACCTCTATCGCGAATTGGAGGCATTGGAGTTTGACTGGGCAGCCGTGGCAGATTTCCTTGGCCCGCTTACATTCCCGGCTGCCGCCTTGGTCCGGGAACCACCACTCCGTAGGGAGTCCACGGCACGCCGCTTTATCCTGCCAGGACAGGTCCGCGACCAGACCGGTGAGGCATCCAACGATGTCTGCGGCGACACTTCCACCGGCTATCCAGTCGGTAGGGCTTGAGTGCGGCATCAGCTTGCCTCCCTGTTACGCATGATCTTCGCGCGCTCACGAGGGCCTAAGCCGCCGTAGATCCCGTCGCGTTCGTCGTTGACGATCGCGTAGGTCAAACACTCAACCCTGACTGGGCATGAGCGGCATATCTTCTTGGCGTATTGGTACTGCACGGTGATCGACTCGCTATCACCGTCGCCACGCTTATGGGGGAAAAACGCGTCCGGGTCTGCGGTGGCGCAGGACGCCTGGATCATCCAGGGCTCCGGTTTCAGGCAGGGTAGTTCCGCTTTACCGGAGATGATGCGCGGTCCAGGGTGAATATCGTCACGCATTTCATTTCCTCCAACGTGTCTCATGCGGCCAATGCCTTGGTTTCCCTAAATCCCCCTGCCCATCCATGGCTATCCATCTACAGGGATGTCCTTCTGGGGCACTACAGTCCGGGCACACCCGCTCAGCGGCCCCCGTTTCGGTGTATGCCGTAGGTTTCCGCCGGCTACCCGTGTCTTGGTAGTCAGTCATGAGACCCACCAAAGGCGCCACGCCTCTCGCTGCCAATCAACCCCCGCGAGTTGGGGAAAGACTTCTCGATAGTCGCTAGTCCAGAAGCGATCTCGGGACTTGATGCCCAACCGAACCTTCGACACCTCTTCGATAGCACGGTCTATAAGCTCATTCATTCGGTCACCGTCCAGCCAGACACCCATTGAGCCTTAAGGGTGGTGTCTTCATATTCCGCTACATCGCCTTCGGCCAGTTCGCGAGCGCTCTTGTTGGGGTGGAAGTTCCACACTTCGTGGTACGGGGTCATGTAGGAGCCGTCTGGAAATACAGCAGCCCACGTCCGGTTGAGTCCTCCAAGGGCTTTATCCACCTCGGCGGCAACGTGCGCCGGGTAATCGAGGCCACCCCATACGCATGAGCAGTACTGCGGGCCGGTCACGGTTCCCGGCAAGAGTCGGTGCTTGCGAACCACTTCCGATATGAGCTTCTGCGCGTCCGAAGGTTCGTCACTCATCGCTCTAGCTCCTCTGTCACAGGGTCACGACAGAGATGGGGAAGGCACCAGGTGTGCTCTCGGTTACGTCCCGCCAGGTGAATCGCCACTCTGGGGCGGGCTCAACGGTTACCGCCCACAGATGCGTTATATCCCCTTCGCTGAACTCAGCGTCATCGGGACTGCTTCTGTAGATTTCAATGCAGTATTCCCTTAGCTGCCTTACGAATTCACTATCCCGGTCATGCCCGTAGGCGTAGTACATGTCACCGTTCTCATCCTCGGTGAACATGTATCGGTTCTTCTCGTCGTACTGTGTTTCGAAATCTTCCGGGGTGAGTGGCGGATAGACGTGTGTAGTTGTCATTGGTTCAACTCCTCTGTTGTGAAAATCAAGGGGGCGAAGGCTTCTAAGACCTTGATAGCCCCGGTGGCTTCGGGGTCCACAAGTCGCGTGGCGTATGGGCCTAGAAGTTCTTCCCACTTCTCCCGTATCGGCCTCAAAGCCTCACGGGCAGCGGCTTCCGCAAGGTGGCCTTCGCTCATCGCCAAAGGCCCATCACCCCAGCCCTCGGCTTGCCACGCCCGTCGCGCCGCCTCTACTGCTGGATCGGTCATGACTGCACCTCGCGCAGATAGGAGAGGGATCTACGGATACCGAACAGCTCGCCGCGACATTCCGCCACTGCTTCCCAGTTCGCGGGAACATTCGGGTACCGGTGGGCAAATTGGTAGCACTCGTTGATCTGTTCAGTGCTGCGTTTCTCATCCGCCTCTAGCCGCTCTATTACTTCCGCAATTGCTTTGTCGCTCATAGTCCTAGTTCCTCTACGTGCCAGACCCACTCCGCCCAACCTCGTGGCCGAAACCCACAGGCGCAGTGGTCCTATGAACCGATACTGGCGTGATTAACGGGCTGAAATTGATGGGTCAACAATGCGTGCGCTGTTATCACCAGGCCACCACGCATCTTGGGTCTCGAAACTCGTGCGTCCAGGTGCAAGTGCACCGACAGTTTGTTACGTGAATGCCGACCCAATACCAGGTTGAACCGGACCGCGCCAGGTATCCGCTTCTGTATTCACTGATCATTTGTTTAGTTCCTCACTTGGGTAGACCCGTTTAGCGGTCTCACAGGGCCACAGATGGGGTTTGCCGTCGCTGTCCCAACACGTAAGGCAGCACCGTTGACGGTTGATGTAGGCGACGGGCCGGTGTAGTTCCCGTACCGACTTAGCCATCTCACGGGCAGCGGCAGTCGCTAAGGCTGAACCGGTCAGGTAATAGCCCGGATGTGGCTGGAATGCCAGCGCCCGTTGTGCGGCTTCGATTGCCGGGTCAGACACGTTGACCGTCCTCCCAACCCGCTAGGTATGCCTTACGCATCGATTCGTTATCCCACTCGGGGTACTTATCGTTGGGGTCGTATCCCCAGATGACGCACATCAGTTCAGCGTCAATTTCGTTGTCGTCCGGTGGTTTTACGGTGTCGCTCATAGGACTACCGCTCTCAGATGATCAGTGACATGGGGATGGAAGCCGCTCCAGTAGCCTTCCCAGCCACAGGTGCAGTGGTGCCATCCCGGCTTACCGGGCGTAGGGTGTCCGTCATAGATGTAGATGTGGCGCCCCAGTTCGTCCTGTAGCGCATATCCAACGTCGTTGAACCAGCCGGGATCTCGATTGCACCGCCAGTCGGCTAAACCACGCGTCTCGCTCATCTTCCACCTGCCGCGAATGCTGCTATAGCCTCAGCACCAGAGGGGAACGCGCGTCGTCCGTGACACTTCCCGTATCCATCCACCTTGCAAACCCACCAGCATCCATCAAGCCTGTGGATTCGATAACCATTGCGTCTCATAGCTTCACCACGTCTTCTATGAGGTCGTGTGGTGCCGCTACTTCTTGCCCGCAGCAGGTGCAGCGTCCTTTGCGTCTTGTCTCTATCGAGGCTTGCACCCAGTTCCCGATCGTGGAGACATGCTCGGCACAGATGAACACTTCAACGGCTGGTCTGTCGCAGTGGTCTACGAGGTGGATGGTGACCATGAAGTCCGCGGGCCTGTAGCAGTCTTGGCATGGGGGTGTGCACTCGATCTTCAATCGGGCCAGGAACGCCGTAGGGGTCTCTACAGTGGGTTGGGGTTGTGCTGACACCACTGGTTGGGGTTTGGGCTGTGTGCGTTTAAACCAGGCGGTCATAGCGGCATCACCGGGCCGAAGAGGTCGCTAGCTGACATGACGCGGAGGCAGCTGCCGCATCTGCTGTTAGCGCACATCGCAGCATTGGCCGCAATGTGCTGCCTATGGGGTTCACATATCGCGATGACGGTGATGTAGCACTGGAGCGTCGACCAGACCACGGAGTGGCATCGCGCAACCCAGCGGGCTTGCGAGTCGCATGCTCGGTGCCCATTAACGTCCTCGAACTCACACACCTGCCCCGGCATCTCTCCTACGAGTTCTTTGATGTCTGTTATGGCTTGGGTAGTCATTCCGCAGCCTCGCAATCCGGCCAGGTCTCCCCGATGAGGCAGCGGCTGTAGCCCTGCTCGCTGACATCGCGCTGGCCTTTGCGGCTGCCGTCGTCCAGCTTCAGCGTCCACGTCTCCGGGTGGACGATCGGCACGTAGTTCGTGGTGCAGATCGATGGGTTACCGGAACAGGTTGTTAGTGGCAGCATCTCGATCCACTGCTCGTGATGCTCTCCGCCTGTGACAATTCCTCGCTGGATTAGATCCGGCGTGCATGCCGCTAGCGCAACAACTGTCACGGCTAGTGCTGTAACGGTCCTTCGGTTCATCTCACAGCCTCCTTGCTGCTCGCCGGTTTCTCCCTATGCCAGTTGAGGTCGTAATCCCAATACGCGTTGTTCTCGGTGAACCACTCAGCGCGAGATCCGATAGCCGCATGTCGATGCCACCAGCAGAAGCATTTGGCCATGCTTGGGTGGTCGAATGGAAGCGAGTCGGCGTCGGGGTAGTCGCGCATGAACTCCGAATCGCAGTCCACGCAAGCGAAAGTCAGTGGCAATGGGCGCCAACCATCGTCAGGCTGATGGAAGTTCGATCTGCGCTCATTGCAGGGCCAGCAGAGTGTCCGCAAGTTGTCGACGTGGTCGGAACCCATCGCCGACCACGGGATGATGTGATCCAGCGTCAAGTCTTCCCGTGCGCCACATTGCACGCATGCGAAGTGATCCCGCTGATACACGTACTGACGATCCTCGCCTGGTATCTGCTCCCGTCGCGCGGTGAGGCGCGTTCGCCGGACCGGAAATCTGGACTCTTCGCATTCCAGGATTGAGCCCAGATCGAGCGAAGCGAGACTGATTGGCTCATCAGATTTGAGAGATTCTTGTATCGGCTTGCGCGCGTTACCTAAGCAAGATTTATCCCTAAAGGTGAGAAAAGATTCTTCGTGAGTCCGTCCGTCCGTCCGTGCATCTGCCTGGTGCATGCCCAGGTTGGATGCCAGTGGCATATGCCCGACGCATATGCCAGACGCATCGTTAGTCCGCATCGTCATTTCCCCTCATTCCGTGCCAACGCAATCGGGCCGCATCCCGCGCGCGCTCCTTACGCTTCTGGGTCTCTTCATTCGAAGGCTGAAACTCTGACCAGGAGTTGATCTCCCAGCCGCCGGGGCACTCCACCCATAGCCCGACGGAAACGAGGGCCTTAGCCTCGGCCTTGGTAGCGTGTAGTAGGGGTAGGCAAGCGGAGGGCAGGAACCCGTCGGTGCCTTGAGCGCCTGCGTATCCGAGGGATGCCGTCCACACGAACGCGGCGCGGTACTTCTTATCCTCGATGAGGTAGAGAATCTTCGGGTTTAAGGCGAATTGGCTGTCCAGCCTGACCCAGGGAAGGCCCATCTACACCGCCTCCGGGTTGTCTGGCTCAAATCCCCCACAAGGGCAGTACCGGTAAAGAGGCTCAAAAGAACCAGGGATGGTGGCTTTGCAAGTGCCGTAGTGACGTTGGTGCTCATCTAGATCGTGGCCGCAGGTGCAGGTGTCAGTCACTGGAAGACTCCCGTCGCCGCTTCGCTAGCTCGTCATTGAGGTACCAGATGGCCTTCTCAAGATCCTCGATAGTGTTGTGCTTCAGATCCGCTCGCCAGATGTACTTGACAGCGTTACCGAGGTTGAACCCCATATGACGAGTGACCTGGATGCACTCGATGCCACTCGGGTGGGATGTGTAGTGCTTGGGGTGGTTTACTGGATCGTTCATCGCTCCAACTCCTCGTAAGTAGTGGTGGATTCGCGGCCACCCATGCACGCGCACTCAACACTCCCGGCGGGTCCATAGCCCCAGAGTCCAACTACCGCATCGCAGTTAGGGCAGTACTCCAAGATGGTGGTGCCCATCTCTTGGCCCGTGTGTGGGCAGGGGCGCTCGACAATGCTCGCGACGATCTGGCTGTGACCAAACGGCAAGTCAGCGTCTATACACTTACCCGATCCGAGACAGGGCTGACCGAAATGGCTATCACCCCAATTCCAGTACTCCTTGAGTACATGTCCACACTGGCAGCGCAGGCGTCCCGTGAGCGTCTTCTCTTCTAGCGCACCACTCATCGCTCCTCCGAATCACGTCGGACGTACTTGCGGAACAGCCCCGATGACTCGATGCATCGAGAGCCCTTACCGTCCAAGTTCGTGTACCGGAAGAAGCGGCTACCGTCATAGCTGGCTATGACAATGGTGCGTTTGCCGTCCTTGCTGTCCCAGACGGTTCCGATGAGATCCCTCATGCGCATTCCTTCTTGTCTTCAACAAACCCTCCGCAATCACAAAGGGTCACACCGTCATCCAAAGCCCCGTAACACTCAGCTGATTGACCGTTATGCTGGTATCTCTGATGACCACAACGGCAGAAGTGGTAGGTAGGCCAAACAGTCACGCACCCTCCCCGAAATCGAGCGTCATGGTCTGACTTGACAGGCGTTTAGCTATGAGCTCGCAGTAACGCTCCTCCAGCTCAACACCGATGGCTCGGCGCCCTTGATTCACGGCGGCAATCAACGTCGATCCACTACCGGCGAATGGATCGGTGATCACACCGGGCGGGCATTTCTCTAGCAGCCTCTCCATCAACGGAATCGGCTTAGGCGTCGGATGATCCGGTCGATTGTTCACGGGCGGCTTCTGGCAAGTGATCACATTGGGGCCACGTTTCCCGACGAAGCCACTACCAAATACGTATATCTCCTCGTCGCTATTGCCCCAAGGGAAGTTCAAGTCACCCATACCTGGGTCGTCACCCTTGGACCAGATGAGGCGCGCGCGAACATTGGCGGGCCGCTCAACGCTCCACTTGCCGAACGCAATCGCAGGCTTGTCGCCCCAGAGTTCGAGCACGAGATTCCGAACACTGACCGACCCATCGTTGGCGATAGCCTGACTGGGCCGATCCTTGACCCGGCCCGACTCGTAGCTCATCCCATACGGCGGATCAGTCACAAGCACATCAGCTTCCAGCCACTCGGTAATCTCAAGACAATCCCCGTGAAACAGCGTCACCAGATCGTCTTGGTAGTAGGGCTTCACGCCGACCTCCCCAACGCCCAGTCCCCCGAATCAGCCCACAATGCCAACGCACACATAACCTGTGCCGCTACACCCGGATGCCAGGCACAGAAGTCCACACAATCCCCCAACACCTCCAAGTGATCCTTGGTTCTCAGCGACCGGATCAACTCGGTGGCTTTACGAACCAAAACGTTTTCGTTGCCGCAGAACTCGTAATCCACCTCTGGAGGCCCTTCAGGTTCAGGCATCGGCTCAGCCTTATAGCGCTCGATCTGGCGGTCGGTAACATTTAGCCGACGCGCCACCTCTGTCCCAGACAACCCCTGAGCGGTGAGGGCTTTCGCCGCCGCCACACGATCCGGCTTCGACAACGACACCGGATAGCCCTGAAGCGCAGCATCCACATTCAGCGGATCAAACGTTGCCCTCATGCCGCTCGTCCTTCACGAATCGACCCATCGTCGGCAAGCCACACCCAACGCTCATGCCGGTAAAACACACACTCAAAAGCTGGTTCATGCCACTGGGACACGATGAACCCCAACTCGATAGCCTTCCCGCGCTCACGTGTCTCGATGAAGGAGTGGCAGCCGCGGCATATCGCGAGCCCATTGGAAACCCGGCTCGTCGACTCCTGGCGGCTACCACCCCGGCCCCTGGGGCGACGATGGTGATACGACTCCACCGTCTGCACGCACACGTTCGGCCATTGCACCTCACACTCACCCAAAGACCTCTGGAACATAAGCTCTTTGGCTTCCGTGGTGAACTCTCCAGCCCTAGGCACTAGCGGCCTCCGCTCGCCCAGTGGGGTGAGAATTGATCAAATCGCCAATGAACTTGCGGATCACATCTGCGGTGCACTGCCGCGGGGGCTTGCCATGCTCGGAGAAGAACTTCCCGGCGGTCTCACGCTGGTCCCACCCGTTCTCGGTGCAGGCCGCGGCGAGCTCGTCGAGTGCGTCGTCTACGTCGGTGCGCTCTGGGGGTGCCGATGACCTCTCATACACCTGTGAGTCTGGGTCCGGCTCATCCGTTGGTAGGCAGAGGGTTTGTAGCATTGCAGTACGGAAAGCCACTGAGTGCGCTTTAGCGGTAGCTTTGTCGCCGGCATCCATTGACTCTGCTGCGGCGACAGAGGTGATCGAGTCACCATCTGGTCCATACCAGGTGAACTCTACTGTCAGCCGTGCATGCCCCATGAGGGTGCGGTTGCGGCCCACCTCAACAGTCCCGTACTCGTAGTCCAAGACCTTCGGTACAACGATCACGCCGTGCTTCGTGAGAGCTGGATACACCGCCGATGTGACTGCATCGATCCCGCGGAATGAGAAGCCTTGCTGCTGGTTCCGCTCACCCTTGCGGACGGCTCCGACATCCTTCATCACCTCGGATAGCGCTTGGTAGATGGTGGTCATGATTCAACCTCCGCATCAATAATGTTGGATTCCAGGGCTTTCACGGTTCCGTCAAGCGATAGCCGCCCACTGGCGAGTGCGTTTGACACGATCTCGGCGGCATCCTTAGTGGGGGTGATCTTCACGTAGGGCTCTTTGAGTTGTTCGAACACCACATAAGGGCATACCTCGCCGCGCAGCCACACTTGGCCGTCCTGCTCAAGGGCATTGACTAACAGGTGCTTGCGGAACGCTTCGCGCACAACCTCAACGATTTCGGTTTCGCCGCAGTGGTCTTTGACCCACTGCACAAATCCCGCTTCGTCGGCGACTGTGGCGACACGGTTCGAGGTGACCCATGTGGCGGTGCCGACCTTGTGTCCGTCAATAAACCCGGCCAGTCCGTCGCCCTGGACAAGCTCAGCCTTCACTGCTTCTTTCGCGGCCGGCGCGGCCTTGCCCAACACGTTCAGTGCGGCAAGATAAGCAACCGCCGCTCTAGCCGTCTCACTCACCGCGGGTTCCCCTTCTCGTCGTACTCGTCATCAACCCAAAACCAGTCAGGAACAGCAGGACCAGGATCAGGCAGACGCCGGTAATCGGTTGCGAGCCAATCGGACATACGGACACCGCGACTCATGATGGATCACCGACAACTTCGATATAGGGCGCGAACTCCCGAATGAATGCGTGCCCATCGGACACTCCGCATCGACCTCCGATGCGATCGCCGACTTCCCCGTATCGCCAGCCGTTGTTTCGATACACGAGACTTCGGGGCTCCCCATTCAGCCGGAACTTCCACTCCGTGCCGTCTCGGGCCTCTTCACAATCCAAACTCGGAAGTACACGGGGCTCAAGGATTTCGGTGTACTCGCCGCCATGCGGCACTACACCCTTCGCCCACGGGTACCAGGACCCACCAATCTGCGTCTTCCATCGCCCACCGTCTGCACCCTCCGTGAACGAGTGGATTAATCCGTTCTCATCCCGCCACCGTGATCCCTGCTCGTCTACCCCTAGGCGGTCAACAACACGGGGCTCCCGCTTAGTGGTGGTGACAATGCTGTTGTCCCAGTACTTAGCCATCTCTTCGGACGCGGCGGCGGCGGTGTACGCCGGTTCCTGTTGTGCTGTTGGGTCAGACACCTTGCGATACCCAAAATCCAAAAGCTCCTGGGCGCGGTCGTGGTAGTAGTTGGGCTTAACCCTTCGTCCCCACTCCTCCTCCGGCCATGTGCCTAGGTGAATGGATAACCACTTGGCTAGTTCCTCAACTTCGTCCGCGTCACCGTCGAACACAGACGGTTCCCGCATCAGCCGCTCAAGTCGCGGCTTATCACCTTCGTGGTATTCGTCCGGATACTCGTCCGGGTCGTCCGCTTGACAGTGCTCCGCTAAATCCTTGTGGAAGTACTCCTGTAATTCCTCACGGGACGGGTGGTCTGTTGGGTCGGGCAATTCGCCGGGAAAGAACCCCAGCGGCGGTATCTCTGGACCGCGCTTTGTCGGGTCGTAGATGACAGGCCAAGAGTCGGCGTCGTCTTCGCTGTTCCAGTCTGGCGAATCTGCCCGCCAAAAAGCTGAAGTGCTGTAGTGCCAGTACGGACCGGCCCCACCGGCCTTCCGCTCCGCTTTCCACGCCCCGTCCGGTCGTCGTGCGATGGTGCCAACAGGCGCGTAGCCCTTGCGGCACTTGCCCTCACACTCGCCGTCAAGTCCGATTCCGCAACCTTCCGGTTCGGGCGTGATTTCTCCGTAAGAGGGCCATGAATCAGCGTCATCCCCGTACGGTTCCTCACACGCCCCCGGCATTACCCTCACGTAGACCCAACTAGCTGGATGCGGAGACACATCGCCACACCTGACGGCTACGAATGTCCCATCTGGCCGCTGCTTTACGGTGCCAACAGGTGCCCCCTCGGGGATGCTGTTAGCGGCAGCGATCATGTCGTCAACCATGTCCAAACGCCGCTCGGGGCCGCAGGAATACCAATTCCACGCCTCTGTAGCTTCGGCCATCGCTTTCCGCTGCGCTTCAGTTGGTTCCAGCTTGCTCATCGGTCCGCCAACCAATAGAAGATTCCAACGGAGATAAGCACTATCGCCACTGCAATCGCTTGCTGAATGTCATTGCTCATAACGCCACCACCCTGTAGCCCTCTTCTGACAACACCTCACCGATACGGGCAATCACAGTCCCCGCATCTCCACCCAACGAAAGCTCTTCCTCGATAGCGTCTTTAAGAACATCCTTGATGTAGTCGCTCATGACGCCTTCCTCACCGCAGACGCGATCCGTTCAGTAGCTTCACCGGCGAGGCGTTCCCAATCCTTCTCGCCGTACCCGAAATAGATCTCTTCCAAGCAACTCTTGAGCGCCCCGCGCTGCACATCACTCAACCCACTCATTTGCATGTCCCCTGCCCGTTCGGCTCAATACCCCTGGAACGCAACACTTCATCACGCCTGGCCATAACCTCGGCAATAGAAGCGGACACATCAACACCGCCACGGCCGGCTAGGTCTAGATGCTTGAGCATTTCCGCGCACATCAACAACACCCGCGCGTCAGCCTCGTCATGATTGATCGTGTACCTACTCATCGTCCGCATACAACCTCTGCATATACGGGAGTGGTTCAGGCTCATAGGTAGAGGGATGCTTTGACAGGCGGGCGATTTCACGGCGCAGGGCCTTGTTTTCCTTACGCCACTCCCGAGTATCGGATGTCTGCCATGCGATCATCAGGGCGAGGACAGCTACAACCATGACGGCAATGATTTGATCCCTCACTGTGACGCCCCCCGCTTCTCTTCGTAGTAGTCGAGCGCGGCTAGTGCGCCACTTCCATAACCAGCACGGACGAGAGCGTCGGCAGCACTATCGCCATACAGCTCTTCGGATACACCATTGCGCCAGTGGAATTCATACAGGCTCATGACTGCCTCGCTAACCGGATCAACGCTGTAGCGTGAATATGGACGATGGTCTTGATATCCGAATCGCCTGCTTCAATACGTTCGGTCAGCACACGGATGAATCTGTCCCACACCTCTTCTGGTCCATGTGCATCAACCATTTCCTTCACGGTGATCACCGCTTCGGAAAGGTGGTCGTTGGCTGCCGCGAACAGCTGGTCCACGGCGCCTAGTTCTCGGATGTTCATCGCCCACCTGCCGAGTACCATAGAACGACCATGAAAAACACCGAGAACGTGAGCAGCCACCCGATAGCGGTCCAGTTCTTGACCTGGTTACGGGCCTGCTCCCTCTCGCACGGCCTACATGGGTGGAACACTTGGTGTGCGTGGCAGATTGGGAACGTGAATAGCTCGCGCATCAGTCCTCCCAACCGTGCACTAGCGGGGACTGATAGCCAGGACGGTGTGCGGTTTTCCAGCACTCCCACATCGCCCACCCGCCAAGCCCAAGCCCGCCGAGAATGACTGCAAGGAAGACGATCGCGCATACAGCTATGAGTAGGGCGAACATCACGCCGCCTCCCCTTCTTCATCTTCGGAATACTCGGGGCCATCTGAGTCCCAGTTGAATTCGCATCCGTGCTTGAGTTCGGCATTCAATGCCCGTGGGTTGACCTTGAGTTCAGCGCTTAGCGCCGTGTAGGTCTCCAACTCGCACTTGTCGTACCGCCACAACACCGACTCCGGGTTGGGTAGTTGGCTACGGACAGAGGCCAACATCTCCTCGATGTCCTCCAAATCCATCTCTGCGATGCAGTCAAGAACGTTGCGAGTTCCAGCAGCTCTAGGCCCGTAAATCTTCAACGGCGGCAACGGATATGCACCATCACAATGAAGATGGAAACCACTGGGGTTCATGCTTCTCGCCCTCCCTTGTAGTAGTCGGCGAACCGCTTCAAGAGAGTGATATGAGTGGGGCAAAACCAGATGGCGCTGTACGCCAACACTTGTCCCGCTACATACGGGTCGATGCCCGCTTTTTTGGTGAGCGATACCCCGGTGTTGAGAACGCCATCGATCGTGGGATCAGCATCCAGGCTGCGGCACACTGAGATGCCGTACTTTTCGGCCAGGTCTTGGGCCGAGTCCGCGTGGGCTGGTGGAGCACACGAAACTGCGGTGAGGATTACGGCTACAGCCGTGATGGATCTATGCTTGAACACGCCACACCTCCAAGGTGTTGGTTGCAGTGGCGCTGGGGCGGTCTTCCGCCAAGATGTCCCGCCCCAGCGTTCGGGGGTTATTCAGTTGTTGAAAGCGTCACGCCGACTTAGGTTCCGACGGCAGGGATGCGAAGAATGCATCGAGTTCTTCCTTGGGGTACAAGGGAACCGAGCCGTCGTACCGCGGGCAGATATGCCCCAAGCGCTTGTGTTCATCCAGCTTGTAGAGGCTGATGCCGAGGTATTCGGCGGCTTCCTTGCGGTTGTAAGAGAGCTTGGTCATGCCGTCACCCCCATCAGTTCCGATGTCTGCGCCAACTTCTTGCGAATGAACTCGATTCCACTGGGCCACACTGATGTAGTCGCGGTGGGCACGGTCTCGCCAGTCTTGCGGTTGATGAACGTCTGGGGTGTGACCTTGAAGTGGTGCTCGTACCGCTGGTATGGGAGGTTGTTCTTCTGGAGGACACCGGACTTACGGAGTTCGGCCATCATGATGTTGCGGCCCCAGCCGATCATTTTGGACACGGCCAGGAATGAGTAGGTGCCGTCGGCGTCCATGAGTTCGTCGTAGAACTCAGCCTTGGGTTCCAGTTCGGCAACCTTGGCTTCGGCTACGCCTAGCCGGGCTTCGGCCTCGATCACCCACTGCGCGAGTGTTGAGCGATCTGGTAGGGCGATGTTGGATGCCTGGCCGTACTGCCCGGTCTTGCGGATTGATGGAAGCACTTCATGGGTGAGCCAGCGCTTGAACGGCTTCACCTTGGGTGAGCGGCTGATGAGTAGGAGCGACCACACCCCGGCCTCGGTGACGGCGACCATGTTCTGCGGTCCTCCAAGGGTGTCCACGACCACGGACACCCTTTCGTCGGCGTCGAGCTGCGCAATGGCGTCGCGGTACTTGGAGATACCTACCGCCTCGCAGATGTCGCGCCCCAGCCATAGCGGTTGGTCGGTGAAGACATGGCGGACGTTGGAGTCTTCGAACATGTTGGAGGTGGCCACTAGGCCTGCGCCCTTGGTGTTCTTATCGAACGTTGCCATCTGCTTCTCCGGTGTGTGGTGGGTTAGGTGCCAGTGCTCACCGCTCGGGCATTCATAGGGATAGAGGTGCTGTTTCTGTCGCCCGTATCCCGCGTACCTGCGACGCTGCGCTTTCTTGGCTTCCGCCTGCGAGCGGTAGCGCCCCTTCTCTGGAGTCGGGCACGCAGTCATGCCGCACCCCGCGCGCGCTTGCCTGTTGTAGAAGCGCCAAGAATCTCGGCCGCAAAAAGACTTCCCGGAGGGGCATTCAGTGCCTCCTCGATGCGGCGAGCGGTATCGGGCCCCACTGTGTTACGGGCACTCTTTCCGGTCGATCGCAAGAAGGCGATGGTGGCCTCCGAGCAATCCGCCGCTTCTGCAAGGGAGCTGTTCGTTTGGCGGCGGTACTTCATGTACTGCCGAAACGCTTGCTTACTTATGAGTCGCACCCAGAGTCTCCTGGTGTCGATGTTCTGCGGTGTGATCACCGTAACCCCGTTCTTGTCACTTGGTCAAGCACCAATCAAATGTAACCCATAGCAGTTACGGAGCGCAAGCACTTTCGATAGGTTTTTCCAGCAGGTCAACGAACTACACGGCTGATATTTGTAACCCCTTGGGTTACAGTCATGGTGGAATGACAAGCGCCAAGCATGGGAGTCTCTGAAACTGTGAGCGCATTGAGCGACCTGCTGAACGGCACCTCCGTGTCGGCCCGCCAGGCAGCAGACCGAGCAGCCGAGGAAGGTATAGACCTCCCCTACGGCACCTTGGCCGGGTACTGGGCTGGCAATCATGGGCGGCCATCGGCAGCATCTCTCAAGAAACTCGCACAGGTGGTGCCCGTATCCGAGCAGAAACTTCAGCAGGCCGCGTGGTCGACAACTGCCCCACTGGGGCCGTACACGCCGCCAGAGGAAGCCATGCATCTCGATCACCGGCAGCGCCGAGCAGTAGACGAGCTCATAAAGAGCATCGTCGCGACGCGAGGAGACGGCCATGGCAATCAACCCACTTCCCCCGATAGTCCGCCCGCGCCGCCGGGAGCATCGAGCGAAGCGACGGAAGACCAGGAGGCCAAGCGACGTGGTTCGGTGACACGGGCCCGCCTCAAAGGGAGATGAGTCGGCGTACACGTTGAAGCCATGCCAGTCCGGCAGCCGCCGCGAATATCGAGCCACACAGCGCCGCGGGAATCCAAACGGCTAACCCCGCTATCACGGTGTCCTGCTGACTGTCGTTAAGGAACGTGGCGGTAGTCATCCGCGAGATGCAGGCGGTGATCCCACACCCCGTGGCGATCATATAGACCGTTGCGATCGTCCGGCTTGAGCGGTCCATCCAAAGCGGGATGAGCGCCCGCATGGAATACACCAACAAATGCGCCAGCAGTCCGCACAGAATCAGCCAATACGCCAGCATCCAAAGATCAGTGACCGGCGCCCGGAAGAAATCGGGATGGTAGGAGCGCACCGCGTCTCCCGCGGCGAAAGCCAGCAGCAGGAACGGAATGAAGACGGTCGCCGGCCATTCGACGTATCGGCGGAACTTCCAATCGATATCCACGTCGAGGCGATAGAGGGCGTCCATCGTGATCGCAGAGGCGGCGATGACGTACAAATCGTGGCCGATCATGTCTTCCAAGTTCCAGCATCCGGTGGCCCTGTAGAGCCAGTGGCCGATGGTGTTGCTTGCGAAGGGGCTCATGAGAAATACCGCGCCACCTTGAAGGGCGATGTTCAAGGTGGCGGCGATTTCGTCGGGGCAGTGCCATGTCGCCCAACGAACCCATAGGGACCAGCAGATCGTTGCGAGTGTGAAGACAACTAAGGGAGTGACCACCGTGGACCGCCCCCAGAGAGCCGACAT